GCGACTCCGTTAGGTTATAGGGTTATTGTGACATGCGCCGCCATGCACGCAAGGCAAGCAGACAGCACGATATAAAGAAGGGAACCGGACACATCGCGCGGCATGTTAGCGCGCCCCCTTGCTGGCATCGGCCACGGTCAGAACAAGAAGGCCGACGGCCAGGGCGGCAATGGCGAGCAGGGGAAGGTAAGACATAACAAGACTCCGATTCATCTAGGCAAGATTGCCAGCCCCCTATCTAGTGCCCGGCTTGTTATATGTCTACCCCCTAAAACATTACAATTCGTAATCAAAACAAGTCTCAAAACCTGAGATTTTGTTACGCATGCCGCACAAGTCTAGCATTCGAGCGCCTTTTGTAACGTAACGCACGCGGGCTTATCCGGCACCCCCTGCCAAGCCGCTAGAATGCGCCAGGAAGCCGCTATAACGTTCTGGGGTGCTAGGGTAGCGACCCCCTCACTAACAATGGCTGTACGGCGATTCGTGTATATAACTGCAAACTTTCGGACCATTTTACCACCTAGGGTTGCATTCTGCTACTTTTGCGCGAATCGTGTTAGTTAGCTAACAAAAGATAACACTTAAACCGTAACGGTGGCCTGGCACCACCTAGCGTTGCATCCACCATAATGTAAGGATCACTCACATCCGCCTTGCAACCTGAACGCGAAAAGTTAAATCTCTTTTAACGTTACGCAGTCTTGAAAGTGAGATTGCGCAATCCATATAACTAGACAGGCACGGCGCGTGGCATCGCCACCCAGCCCAGCCCCCTAAAAGCTAACGCACGTTATCAATTCCGCGCCGTATCATTGCGCGTAACGGTTTCGTTATGTTCCGGCTTGCTATCGGTCTAAAAAACTAGATGGTTTGTCTAAAAATCTGGATTTTGTCAAATTTTTCAGATTCTGCGCAATTTTTAGACGTTTGAGGCCAAAAACTTAGATTTTGTCTCGGATTTTGAGATTTTTCCAGATTTTTGGATGGCGGCGTCTCAAAATCGAGAAAACGTCTCGCCGGTTACAATTCGTCACATTTCTCCGTTTCCGGTGGGGGTGGTGTCGCATTGAGACTCAAAAAATTAAACGCTAAGCCAAATCATACCATCGGCAAAAACCATTTTCATTTGACGATTTTGGCTCGGGGCCGAAAGCATAGGCTGGGCTGAAAATTTTGCAGTCTACCTGTCCGCATCAGTGCGGCGAGCCCAACCCCCTTGCTCAAGCGCTGTCCTTCGACTGTGGCAAGAATGACACAGCGTTCGTAGGTTACTTGGCTCTAAACGCAAATCTGGACGCGAGCGCACCGACTGGATGTGATCAACATCTGTTGCTTTTTTGCCACAGCAGCACGTCGGAAAGCGGGCCAGCATAACAACCCTAAGGCGCTTCCAATCAGCATCGTAGTCCTTCGCCTTCTGCGCGTTGCGCGCCCGCTCGTCCCCCGGAGCCCGATGGACCGGGCGCGGGCCTGATTTCCCGTGGCTGGGCGGCTGAAACGGCATCCTCTGGCACCCCTATAGCCCCCAGACCGAACCCGCCCTGGGCGGCCAAAAAATCGACCTTTTTAAGCGTCACTACAACTAGACGCCCTGATCGTTATATACGTGTTCGGTGGGTTGGCTGACTTCAAGGGCTGTGGCCCTCCTTTTGTGCGCCTAGAACAGTGGGAACGTTTAGACCATCCCTTTTTGCCGGTGGGTGTCAGGTTCCACGGAATCTCTGGGCTTTTGGGTCCTTCGTGGTTTGCGACCCCGGCCCCCAGCCGGGAAAAGGGCGCAAATCCATCGAATGTTTAATGACCAGAGCCCGTTGGCTTCTGCACGCGGCAGTAGGGCTAGAGGGGTTAGGGAAGAGATAGAGAATTTAGTAACTTAACAGGACTATTAGAATCGTAGACTTAGATGCTCTCGGATTTAACGCCCTATGGGGCTATCCGAGAGCACTACTCTTTACCAATAAATAGTCTCAGTTAACTGACTAACTACCTTTAGGACAGATAGTACTATTAGACTCTAAGACGCGCACCCGTAGGCGCGCGGGCGCGCGTAGACCGGATTGGGGCGCTTTGTCAAGCACAAAAATAAAGTTTTTTGAGGGTTGAAGGTAGCTTGATTGCTACTAGATATGGCGGGCAGTTAGGAGAATGTCATGCCCTGTTACGACGGCAGAGATATGTGGGATCGTCAATTGGCTGCGGGTCAAGCAGCGGTTGCCGAAGCGGCGCTTTGCGCTGTTTTGAAAGCGCTTAACAAGTCTGGCATAATGGGAGCAATCACGCCAGCCGGGGCAATCGCAGTCAGCAGCAACGACGGCCGCATTGTTTTTCATGCAGACCGCGTTGAGGACGCCATCCTCGCAGCCGCCGCGCCGGAGATGCGGGATTTGCTGGCACGCTTTGAGGCTGGCAAAATCCACTGGAAGGACGCACGGGATGAGGCCCGCGCCCTCCTGGCCAAGATCGAGGGGGAAGGGTGATGCGCAAACTGATCAAAGGCGAAATCGCCGCGCGGGCCATCAAGCGGCACGAGGCGGATCAGCTTTTTCCTAGCCGCAAAGACAGCGAAAAGCGGGATGAATATGTGGATTATTATTGGATGACCGCATGGTGGGAACTTCCTCTTTGGGCGGTGCTGCCATGACCCACTCAACCCCCAAGTCGTGCCCGTGTGAATGGGGACAGGACGACACAAAGCTGAACGACCACAAGGGCGAATGGTGCGTGCGTTGCGGCGGTTGCGGCCATCAGACTATGTATTGCCCCGACCCCGCCACCGCTGTCCGTGTCTGGAACGCCGGGGTTGACGCGGCGGACCCGGAGTGTGTGGGGATGGTGGGGCTGAAATGGGAGGTCAACGCCATAATGTTGAAGGCCTGCCCGTTGCCAATTGGCGGCGTGTATCAAGAGGGCGCTTATTGGATATGCGAACTTTTAGGCCTGACGCTGGGTGGTTACCACAAAACCGTTTTTGAAGCCCGCGCCGCGCTTCTCGCGCATGTGATGGGGAGTTAGGGGGATGCCGGATCACATCATCTGCGGTTGCGGCCGCACGCACGACATGCCCGAACTCACCCGATTGCGGGCGGAGGTGGAGAGGTTGAGGGAGACGCTGTTAAACACCCTTGCCAATCTTGTTGCGGCGCACAGTCTATTGTCTCGTGGCGGCAAAAAAGCAGCACCGTCTGACAAAATGTTTGCGCAGATGCTCGCTGATTACGAAGCGGCGATTGAACGCGCACGCGCAGCCCTGAAGGAGCCCGGCAATGAGTGAGGAAGGCGGTTTGTCCCGCGCGCTCGCATTAGAAACGGCGGAGGTATGGGAAACTATGGCCGAAATGGAGAAGGGCGCGCATCCGGCCAGACGCGAAACGCTGCGGGCGTGTGCCGATATGCTGCGGATGCTGTCTGAGCCCAAGCCACGGTTAGATTGCCCGCACGCCGACCCGTTTCGCTATTGCCCTACCTGCGTTGTCAAACCTTGCCCCATTGGCCTTGGAGACAACACACCATGACGGCTAACCCCTGCACCCCGCCGAAATGCCATGATTGCGGCAGGTTTATGAACGCCATGCAATCCGGCGTAGCGTGGAAAATGTGCTATAGCGGCTTTCCCCCAGAACCCGCTGAAGAAATCCACCGTTGCCTGGCATGCGTTGCCAAACTCGGCACGTTTACGCCGCAGCTTGGAATTGTGCCGGAGTATTCTTGCGGAGTTGTGTCATGACTAACCCGGCCCCCTGCACCCCGCCGTGTCCGAAAGCATGGCTGGACTCGCCGCTGTGCTGCAACTGGCAATGGCTCAAGACTGGCAGCGGTGACGTGTTTATGTGCCTGACCTGTGGAGCCACGCGCCATGACTAACCCCGCCCCCTGCACCCCGCCGCGCTGCAACGGCATGGGCAGAAACGCCGAATGGCCGAAGTCGCTTCTGTTCTACTTCGACCGCGTGATGACGGACGATCAGATGCGCTATTTGCAAGAGGTTATGCAGCGGGCTTGTGCCTGCATGCCGGAGGATTTGCTGTGACAAGCACCCCCTGCACCCCGCCGAACGGAACACGGGAGGGGACGTGGCATGATTTCGTGCACGACGATCCCCGCAGGACACACAGATTGCGATGGAACGGCTCGCGGTATCAAGGCGTGGGTATAGGCGGATATTTGTCCCCCGAGGTTTTAGCAGCCAACGGGTTTCGTTATCTCGGCCGCGTGGAGGCGGAAAGCGCGACGGTGACGCTTACCAGCACAACACTTGACGGCGCATCTACAGGGCTCGTTGTTCCGACCGGTCCGGCGGATTGGGAGCGCATGAAAGCCGCCCCCACCCCATCCCCCAGCGATGCGCTGCTGAGGGAGGTCGCGGACTGGATGGGTCACAAGATTGATTGCGCCGTATGGGAGACCAACGCGCGGACAGCCAACCGGCCAATAGACTGCACATGCGGGCGGGACGCGCTGCAAACCCGCATATTTCGCCACCTCGCGTGATCGCCCGCATCCGCCACCACCTAGGAGAGAAGACGTGAAACCGTTTGAGTCAAAAGCCCTCGAAGGCGCAAGAAACGAAGCGGCGCGACTGTCGCAACCGCTGATCGACGCCCTCACCACCCCGCCCGCCGAGCCGCCGTTGCCGGACCCTTGCCTAGCAAAGCGGGAGCCTAATGAGCCCATGTTCGTCCTGCTGGCCCGCGATAGCTGCGCACCGGCAACGCTTGAGTTTTGGTGCCAAGCCAGGCAGGCGCAGATAGCCACTGGCGTTCGGCCTGACACCGAAGGCGAGCGCGCCCACATCGCGGAAATCACGGCACGGGCGGCAGAGTTTCGCGCTTGGCGGGCAGCACACAGGCGGCCTCAATCGGAGCCGCCGGACCAAATTGCCACCCTGACCGCCCAGCTTGCCGAGGCGCGGGGGCTGTTGGATCGGCACATCAAATTCAGCAACAAGTTGTTTCGTGCGTCCAGCCTGCACCAAGACACTGTCGATTTCCTCTCCACCCCCGCGCCCGCCGGAACGGGTGGGCAATTGCGAGTGCCCGTTCCGAATTTAAGTTTAACAGACGTAGAGGCTCAACTAAAATGGCGCTGGGAACTAGACCTAAACGAGCCTCTTCTCTTTTTGCGTGACGAAGAACTTGGCGTTGCGTATGTTGAATACGAAAACGGTTATTTTTACGCTCAGATGTGGGACGAAGATAACCGTCGCGGTCCTTTTGAAACCTACCAACAAGCGCAACGTTCTGTTATAAGTGCTTTTGATTTTAATCAACAAAAATACCGAAGCCCAACGGGAATCGACGCATAATGCACCCACTTGTAAAAAAGATGGTTGAAATAAAAGCCACGTCAGGTATGACGTGGCTTGAAATCGTGAAGAAAAGCGGCGTGTTAAGAACAACTATGTCGCGGTGGCGTAATCCGGGCCGCGACCCATACCTGGGCGCGTTCATAGCTGTGCTTAACACCCTGGGCTACGATCTGGCCATCGTTCCGCTTGAAAAGCCAGAACCGAAACCTCAATTGAAAAGCCGGTGGTGATATGAGCCTACTGATTGATTTTATTCACGCTGCGGGACCTCGCCCTTTGAGGCTTAGTCTGGAACAAACTCTATGGGACGATAGATTTGCTGCCTATTGCGGTGTGATGGGCGTGGGACTTGGCGAAGCGCGGGCGATCCTAGACGAACGCTTTAACCCAGCCGAGCCACCGGAACTGCCCGAGCCATGCGTCAGCCGCACAGCCCTGGCAGACGCCTATATCGCCTTCGGAGAAGCGACCAGCCTGCACCGGCAAGTCCTGGCCAAAGACCTAGGCGTGTCGATAGGGACTTTTGCGGGCTACATCAACACCGGCAAAGCGGCCAAGTGCAGCAAAGCTCAGGCAGCGCGCATGGCCGAAGAGTGCGAATGGCGTATTGAGTCCCTGCAAAGAGCCCTGGACGTGTTTAACAAGGTAAAGGAAAGTTAATATGCTATACTGCCTTGATAAACTGTCTCAAGCACTTATGTATATAAGCAACGCATGCTTGCTTTTGTATATTCGGCACGAGTTTCTGGGCAAACTGCCTATGGACCTAGCCGAGTGGTTCCTTGAACGAGCAGAAGACGTTGCGGAGTTTGTCCAGAGACATAGGTGATAATATGAGTGCTTATTCAGAGCTTACGGACTTTCCCGGCATCGATCTTTGCCAGCTATACGGCACGGGACGGCCTATGATTGCTTGGCTTGATTCTAAGCGCATGCAACGGGCTAAGAAAGAAATTCTTGACGCCGCGTATTACGCTGATTTTGTCAAATTTATCGGGGATTCTGATCCCGATAAGCGCGGCGAGAAATGGCTTTTCTTGCCTGACAATCGTTCGCAAAGCACGCGCTTGGAGTCGCGCAAGCGCGTGATCTTGACCAGCAACCGCGACTGGTTTGACAAAGTTCAGATTCGACGCCCTTTCGGTGACGAAAAAGAATTTTCGATTACTTTGTATGGCGCTGACGTAACAGCGACTCATTTTGGGTTTAAGCTCCCTACCGACGCGCCTAAGAAAAACCCGGTTGTGGCTAAGGCCGCTTACAGTGGGTTTCCTGTTCTTGACCAAACAGGAGGTTTTATTGTGCCTGAGCTTCCTACGCAAATTCTGGCTCGGCAAAACCAATCTGAGCGGCGGCCAATAAATTCAATAGTTACAATCGAAGGCCGCAATCCGGACGAAAGTTTGGCAGACGCAGGTTTAGCCTTGCTGATTAGCGACGGCGAAGCAGTTAATCGATTGTTCTGGAATTACCACCGCGAAGGTGGTGTTTTCGGTGACTGCGGTGCTAATTGCATCGTGTGCGATGATTCTAGGCGCTATCCACTTGGTTCGTGCACTATGCAAGATTCGCCGCCCGACCCGTTGCCGCCACCTACGCCGGTTTCTTGGGAAATGCAGTGACGGATTGTGGACACTATGACAGGCCGATTGTATAACCCTTTTTGGTCTGACGAAGAACTTAATGAAGTTTACCGCTTAAGGAATCAACCAGCGTGACGTTAGTATTAGGTGTTGATCCTGGGTTTTCGGGGGCGTTTGCGTGGCTAGACTACCGCGCCGCCGGGGATTACGAAATCACACGTATCGAAGACATGCCGGTGGTTTCTAAGACGGTGGGGCGAGGCCAGAGAGCGCGGCTAGACATTGAAGGCGTACATTCTCTGTTGTCTCAAGCCACCGTCAAAGGTTGCGCTCTTGTGGTCATAGAAGACCCAGGAGCGCGACCAGCCCAGGCAGGAGCCATGGCGTTTGGGTTTGGTTTGGGCATCCTGCACGACGCTATTTGGGTGCAGAAACTTCGGTTAGAGACCATTGTGCCTACTAAGTGGAAACGAGAGCTTCGCGTACCGAAGGATAAAACAGAAGCGGTGCAGCGGGCTGACGAGTTGTTTCCCGCCCACAGAGCGCTGTTCAGAGGTCCGCGCGGCGGGCTGTTGGACGGTCGGGCCGAGGCGGCCATTATCGCCCTATACGGAGCAAAATTTTTGCTCTGACGTTGAAACCCACCGCAACAGACCTAGTTATACATAGCTAATAGGAGAGTCACATGAACAGACGCAAGCGTTTGCCGCCACATATCGGTGGCAAAGTTGAGGTAGCCATCGGATTCGATTTTGGGCTTAACAAAGTTCTGACGGCTCTCATTCGCCCGGATAAGTCAATGAAGATGCCGCCGCGTCCGCTGACGGACAAAGATCGCGCGTATCTGCGCCCGGGCACCAGCAAGCGCCGTATGGACCGGAGGGCGGTAGCATGACGGATATTTGCGTTGAATCGGCGGATGCTGTTATTTCTAGCCGCTATATGCTAGCCGGTGTAGAAGCCGACAAGCCAAAAACGGTGCGCTGGATTCAAAGCGTTTCGGTGGCCGCCGTAGGCCCGGAGCATGTACGCTATATCGTGGCCCTGTGTGACGATGGCACCCTTTGGGCTCTTGACGTGCGGGGTGTATGGGCCAAGCTGCCAGGAGTGCCGCAGACATGACCGAATCCGACAACCAACTTTATGTTGAAATCATAGCTAAGATTATTTGTGAATGGATGGGGCACGACGAAGAAGATTGGGATTACTATGCTGATCTTGCCAAAGAAATACTTGGCACCGCGCCTTGCGTTGGTTATTCTCAAGGCTACAAAAACGGCGTAGAAGACGAGGCCAAGCGACACGCGGAGGGTCTGGTCTATGACTGATCGCTTTGTCTGCATTCGCACCCAAGAAGGGCGGTTTCAGATCACCGACAAGAAATCCACGCACTACGTGCTGGATTGTCCTAACTACGAAGAGGCCGCGTGGATCACACGCCTTCTAAACCTAGGGAACAATATCAATGAGCGGGACGAACTTAACGACAAACCGACCTTACCTGACGCTTCTTAAGGAAGCCCTTCCGCATATCGCGGCTTCTACCCTATTCGGCGCTCAGGCTTTGGCCAAAGAAATTTCTGCCTACATCGATCAACCCACCGCAATCGACATTACCTGGGATGGCTTCGAGTGCAAGGTCGGTGGGGTGTTTGCCGGGCGCGTGGAAGAGCTTCCTGGCGGGATTGGCTGGGCTGTCAAAGATAGCTCGGTGCTGGTTACGTCCGTCTATCCTAGTTGGAGCGCGGCGGTTGACGCTTTGCAGGCGGCTGTTAGGGGCCAGTCATGATTAGCGTTGGCATTTTCATCAATGGGCGGCTGATTGAGCGCGTTGACGCGGTTAATAAAGGCCGCGCAACTCGAGACGGTCTTTGCACTCGTTATGAGGTTACAGACGGTTTGACGGACGAACCGCTGGGCCAGGTTTTGCATGAGCGTGAACGTGGAGCCGTGGCTCTTGCCAAAAAGCTGTTGGAGCATCTTCCAGAAAAGCGCTGGACGGAAAGCGACGAGCTACGTTTGTTCATGGCAAATATGGACGACATTAAGGAAAGAACCGGCGCGTAATGCCCCTTCAACTCCACCCTTATCAAGAAGAAGGCGCGTCCTTTCTCGCTCAGCGCCGTAGGGCGGGTCTGTTTGACGACATGGGCCTGGGCAAGACGGCGCAGACAATCCGCGCCCTTGACCTCCGTAGGGCGGTTAAAGGCATGGTGGTCTGTCCGGCTGCGGTGCGGCAGACATGGGTGGGCGAGTTCGCCAAGTTCTCTAGCCTTAACCGACGGGTAGCCAAGGCCACCACCATTCACGATTTTAGGGCGTGGCAGCGCGGTCTGTATGATGTGATCATCGTTAGTTACGAAATGGCGGCCAAGTGGGCACCGTTAGTGGCCGCAGATTGCATCTGCATGGATTTTGTAGTGCTGGACGAGTCTCACTACCTTAAGTCCATTGCGGCTGTCAGGACGCAGAAAATCCTTGGCCCAGAGGCGGCGGGCGATGGTTTAACCGCCTGGGCGGATGCGGCGTGGTACTTGTCAGGGACGCCCGTGCCTAACGATCCTATAGACATTCACACTTTTCTCTACTCCACCGGAGCCACGCCGTTAAACCTTAACGAATTCCGCCGGGAGTATTTTACTAGCTACGCTCGGACGTTTAGCCCGGCGCACGAAGTTAATGAAGACAAAATTGACGAGCTTCGGGAACTGTTAGACCGTTACCGCATTCGTAGAACACTAGCAACAGCGGGGCTCGAATTACCAGAAATCTTCATAACCGACACCGTCATTGACGGGGATACGTCAGCGGTTAAGCAGCTTTTGCTCGCCCATCCAGGGTTGGATCAGCTTATTGTTCAGGTACTTGAGCAAGGTTCCGGGTTGTCCGGTATTACTCTTGATGTTTCTGGGCATATTGCGACCCTGCGCCGCTTGATTGGCGAGGCAAAAGCACTACCTTACGCTAAGATGCTGCTAGAGGAACTTCACAGTGGAACAGAAAAAGCCGTTGTGTTCGGAATCCACAAGCAGTGCCTACAGATCGTGGCAGACTATCTTACAAGCCACGGGATTAGGTGCGTGTCTGTCACCGGAGACGTTAAGGAAGACGACCGTGTTGCAAACATGGCCGAGTTCCAAAACGACCCGGCGTGCCGAGTTTTTCTCGGAAATATCAGGGCCGCCGGTGTCGGCCTGACTCTGACAGCCGCCAACCGGATTGACATGCTAGAAAGCGACTGGACGCCAGCGGGCAATGCGCAAGCGATTAAGCGCGTCCACCGTATCTCGCAGGTCAGGAACGTTCTCGCCCGTTTCATTACTTTGGCGAAGTCGTTTGACGAAACTGTTAACGCCATTGTGGCAGAGAAAACCCGCAGAATTGCGGCCATAGATGATGTAGGAGCTATGTATGCCAACCCTGTTTAACTACGACGAAATCCGCCGTCGGGTCGCTAATCAGAATCATGAAGACACGCCTATGGTGCTGGCCTTCTTTGCGCTGACTCAGGCGGTCTGCTTCGCTATTGAGAACGGTTGCGACATGGCCGATCTTAATGATGCGTTTTGGGAACTTGACGCCACCATGGCGGAAATTGACCTTAATGTTCCCGGCGACGACGCTCAAGTAGCGCAATTTGTATTGCGAGCTTTCCGTGATGCCGCTAATGCGGCGGGCGTGCTGAAGGAATAATCAGCATGAAGATTCATATTGAACTTGACACTGATTTTGGTGACGACGTTGCGGCGCTGCGTGCTATTGCCGGGGTTTTTGCCCCGGCGGTAGAGGTTAAGGTTCGTACGGGCACGTCTGAGTTAGCCGCTCAGCTTTTTAACCCGCCGGGAAACCAAGAACCGGCGAAAATTGCAGCTACTAGCGGCTACGTTACCGTTTTGCCCGACACGGACAAGACGCAACCGCGACAGGAAGCGGTTGTTGAGCCTTCTTCGGTCACTATTGACGACATGAAGGCGGTCATGGGGCGGTTTATCGCCACCCCCACGTCCGGTGGGCCTGCGGCTCTTGTGGCGCTGTTGAAGCCCTACGGCGCTTCGTGCCTGATTGGTGAAAATCAGCTTGATCCGAAGCACTATGCGGCGGTTAAAGCTGACATTGAGAAGGCGCTTGCATAATGGACGATGAAGCTTTTAAGCGCATGGTGATTAACTTAGAAGAGTTAGTTGCTGACGCCTCTGCTTTTGGCCGTGTTTACGGACCCAAAACCATTGAAATTATCGTTACCACAGACGACGGCGATGTGCTTACCACAACGCTTGAATTTGAAAAGGTCAAGAAGTAATGTCTGACGGGCACGGCGAAAGAAAACACGCAAAATACAGTGGTTCTAATGTGTTTCGCTTTCGCCGCTGTCCGGCTCAGGCTCGCTTTGCGCGATCACTAAACCGGCCTGCGCGGGACACGCAATATGCCGAAGAAGGCACAAAAGTTCACGAGCTACTGGAATGGTGCCTGACGGAGGGCCACAACCCCACCGACCACGAGCATTACAGCGAAAAACGTTACGCCAGCGTCGAGTATGTATTGAATTACGTGGCCGCGTTGCGCGTTACGCATCCCGATATTGTTATCCGTCAAGAGCAGATCGTTTATTTTCCTCAAAACGTAGTGCCAAAAGACGATTGCTGCGGACTGGCGGATATTGTATGGTTTTCGCCCTCCGCCGGTGTCGGTGGGGTTATTGACTACAAGAACGGATACCAAATCGTCGATGATCCCGAATATAACGACCAGCTTTGGTTTTACGGCACTGCTGCTTTTTGGTCTTTACCTGTTTCTCGCGTCACTTTGGCTATCATTCAGCCAAACGGTCCTTGCGCGCCTGTCAGGGAACACACAATTGATGCGACAGAATTGTTGCAGTTTGCTGCCGACATTAACAAAGTTCTTATGGATTGCGAAGCCTCAGACGCTCGGTTGGTCCCTGGCGATTGGTGCACGAGTTGCGGAGTCGGTGCGGAGTGCGGAGCGCGTGAGCGTGAAGCCATTGAAGCTTTGACCGGCAAGCCCGGCCCTCACACCTATCTTGCGGTGGACGAAATACCCAAGGCGGGTGAGATTGACGTTGCCCGCTGGGCGGCGATTAGGGCCAAGGCCAAGTTCATTCGTAAATGGCTAGACGACATTGACGACGCCGCGCTGGCTTACGCTTTAGAGGGCGGCGAAATCCCGGGCGAGAAACTCGTCCAGGCTAACCCGCGCCGTCAGTGGTCAGCAGGCCCCAGGGGCACCGCCGAGGCGCTCAGCGAGCTTTTGGGTGTTCCTGCTGAGCGGTTTTTAGAGACGGACGTTATCGGCATCACAAAAGCCGAGGCGTTAGTCAAGGAAGCCGCGAAGAAAGCTCCGAACCCTGACGATCTGCGCGAACGCTTTGCTCGCCTGACGTTTAAGCAATCGTCCGGTAATCTTTCTCTTGTTAGCGTGGACGATAAGCGTCCTGCGTATAACGCGGCTAAGTCTACGTTTGGCCTTGTTTTGCCAGCAGAGGAATAACTCATGACAAGAAAACAAATAAAAAAGCGATTAGAAGAGATAAAAAAGAAGTATCAGTTGGCGCGCCTTGAAGAACTAAAACTTCAAACTGCTTGCCCTCACGCCGATTTAACCTATGTTTATTTAGGCAGCACCGGAAACTACGATCCAAGCGCAGATTCTACTTGGATTGATTGGAAATGTTCTGATTGCGAAAAACAGTGGCGCACTCCGCAAGGGCGCGAGTTTTTAACTAAATATCCCCATGCGGTAGATAAAACATACAGCCGTTAACCCTTGAACTACGCTTAGACTTGATTAGCTAATATGATTCCACAGGAGAGAAGGATATGATTTTGCCAGATGTTACGGTTGAGCGTAAGCTCACCTATGATGGCAAACCCTACGTTATTGTTACGGCAGCAGGCCGGGGTTACAATGACGACCGGGTTGCAGTTTTTAGCGGTCCCGACGCAGAAAAGTTAGCTTGGGCCTTTTCCGCAGCAGTGTACAACCACAGAAAAGAGGATAACACTTAATGCCTATGAACCATTCCGCTAAGTCAGACGAGTGGATTAGTAAGGCCGTAGCGGCCAATCCGATTAAAGTGGCCGCCAACGGCAACATCATCACTTGTCCGGTGCGGATTACCTACGCCAACGTTTTCCGGCCCGCACCGCCCCAGCGTGGGGAAGTTGCAGACCCGAACAAGACGCCTAAGTTTGGCGCTACGTTCTTGTTCCCGCCCGGAGTTGAAGGCCAGATTGAGAGTGTGATTAAGCCTGCTCTTCTTAACATGGCTCGCATCACGTTCCCGCGTAACTTTGACCCCGACACTGGCGAAGTGTCAGGTTTGCACTTTCCGATCCGTAGCCAAAGCGAAAAGATCGATCTTCAAGGTTTTACTCGTGGCGCGCTGTTCTTCAACGCAACCTCGAAGTATAAGCCGCAGATTGTCGATACGTCGATGAACGAAATCACTGACGAGTCCCGCATCTATAACGGTCTGTGGGTGCTGGCCGCGCTTAATCCGTACACATTTAATGATCCGAAGAAGAAGGGTCTTTCCCTTGGCCTTCAGATGCTTATGGTGTTCTCGGATGACACTAAGCTGGTTTCCGCTAAGGCCGATCCTGCCGCCGCGTTTGCGGGGGTAAAGATCGACTCTACGTTCGATGTGGACAATGCGTTCGGTCAGGCTAAGACTGAGCCGCCTGCTCGAACGGGTGCCGACACGACTAAGTTGTGGTAATCAGAGGGGCTCCGGCCCCTCTTTTACTTGGAAATTCAGTGGACATTCTACACATAGATTTTGAGTCCGGTTCGGCAGTAGAACTAGGAGACGTCGGCGTTCACAAATACGCCGAGCATTGGTCTACGCACGTCTATTGCATGGCCTATCGTTTCAATGATGAAGAAAAACAAATTTGGTACATGTGGGAGTCTTTCCCGCAGCGCGTGATTGACCACGTTGCCGGTGGGGGGATTGTGGTAGCGCATAACGCTTCGTTCGAGCGCGCGCTTTGGAACGTAGTTCTGCCGCGACCTAACTTAATCGACGGCTACGATCCTATTCCGGTGCCCCGGATGCAGATAGACCAGATGGTCTGTACGATGGCCCGCGCCGCAGCACTGGCCCTTCCTGGCGGCTTGGATTACATCGCTCGGGTTATGGGGGCCGAATCCCGCAAGGACGACGTAGGCGGCAAGCTTATGATGAAGTTTGCCAAGCCGCTGACCCGCACCATGGGCGAAGACGGGCGCGAGACTTACACGTTTTACCGCGACCGTGAAGACATGCTGAAGGTGGGTGATTACTGCCTTCAGGACGTGGAAGTTGAAACGGAAATTGATCGCCTCCTGCTTCAGCACAAGCCGCGCGAGCGGTCTGTATGGTTGCTTGATCAAAAGATTAACGACCGGGGCGTGAAGCTTGATTTGGAACTGGTCAAGGTGGCCACCGAAGTTGCCGACGTGGGCGAGGCGCGACTGCACAAGCGCATGGCCGAGATAACCGAGGGCGCGGTGCCGTCCTGCACCCAGGTTGCCAAGCTGGTAGCCTGGATCAATTCGCGGGGCATTCCGTGCACGTCAATCGCCAAGGGCGTGCAGACGGAGCTAATCGCTGCTGCCTCGGTCTTGGACCCCACCGTTGAGGAGGCCATACGGTTGCGCCAAGCGGCTGGAAAAGGCACGCCTACCAGCAAATATCAGACCATGCTGGACTGCGCCGGTTTTGACGGCAAAGCGCGCGGTCAGCTTATGTACCACGGCGCTACTACAGGCCGGTGGGCCGGGCGGCTTATTCAGTTCCAGAACCTTCCGGGGGTTGACCCTGACCGCGATCTAGCGAACGTCGAGGCGGTGGTGGCTATTTTGGGCTGCCCGCATCTGGGCGCGGAAGAAAAAGCTGACGCCATACAGATGTTAACCGGCTCTATTATGCCGGTGCTGTCTAAGTCGCTGCGCCACATGCTTGTGGCGTCTGCGGGCTGTCGTTTCATCGGCGGGGACTTGTCTAACATTGAGGGCTGCGTTGCCGCGTGGCTGGCTGGCGAAGAATGGAAGGTTGAAGCCTACCGCGAGTATCAGGCCAAGCGCGGTCCTGATCTATACATAGCTACCTATTGTCGTACGTTTGGCGCGGATTTATCTGAGGTAGATAAGTTCCGTAGACAAATCGGTAAGGTTATCGAACTGGCTTGTGGTTTTGGCGGAGGAATAGGCGCTTTTATTTCAGCCGCTAAAATATACAATATCGATCTTAAAACGCTTGTGGCCCCGGTAAAAGCTATAACACAAGCTGAAGTTTGGGCTAAAGCGGAAAAACGCTACGAGACGACTTCTAGCGGTAACAGGTATGGTCTAGAGCTAGACGTGTGGTGCGCCGTACGTATAACTGTTGATAACTGGCGTAACTCGCATCCGGCCATTACCGGAGGCTGGTACGACCTACAAGACGCGGCCATCCATGCTGTTAGCACGCCGGGCGAAGTTGTTGAAATATTTGGCGGCAAGGTCGCTTACGTCTACGCAAGGCAGGTGCTTTGGTGCAAGCTGCCAAGTGGCCGGGCTCTGGCCTACCACCGCCCATGGGTTAAAAAATCAACCACGGAAGTCTTGAAAAACGCTAACGGCGAGACAAAAGTAGTTGAAGAAGACGAAATTGTTGAGCATCTGAAAGACGGATGGGTCCAGACGGGCGAAAACGGCCCCGCGCGCTACCGTGTTATGTACGAGGGTTACGATAACACGTCGAAGCGCTGGACGCGGTTTAGCCTCTACGGTGGCCATCAGTTTGAGAACATAGTTCAGGCTATTGCGAGGGACGTTATGGTTGAAGGTATGTTCCGGGCTGAAGCTAAGGGCTACCCGATTGTCTTGACGGTTCACGACGAACTGTTAACAGACGTGCCGGTAGGCCATGGTAGTGTGGCAGAATTGCAACAGATTATGTCTACGGTGCCTGATTGGGCAGAAGGGCTGCCTCTAGCAGCGAAAACTTGGGAGGATTTTAGGTATGCAAAATGACCGAGATACGGTGCTAGCTGGTATTTCTTGGGAAAAACCCCTTGTATTTAGCTCTCTTGGTAACCTTATTGAGGCGTTCCCTGAGTTCGCAACGGCCAAACCGGTTGAAATGCTAGAGCAGGGCGGAAGACCCTGTTTTATCGACATGGGCGTTTTTACCTTCGAGTAAGTAGGAGAAGAAAATGACAAAAGACGAAATTATCGACCAGTTTAAGAACAAGACGCACCGGTTCATGGCCGAAAAGTTCTTTGAAGGCGGCCCGTTTTTGATTGAACACGTTTTCGGCATGTTTAACCGCACTCCGGGCGTTTACAGCCGCCGGGAGCAGCAGCAGCGTTGCGGCTATCAAATCAGCGCGCTGAACAAGGTTCTCATTCCTCACGGGTTGCGTATTGTTTCCGGCCACCCAAAGGGCTGTTACACGCTGGCCGAGATTGTTCCTGGCACGTCTGAGGTCAATCCTACAAGTATGAGCGCGGTCTAATGGGGCGTTTTCACGAGAGGCACGAAGACGATTACTACAAGACCCCGCCTTCGTGCACTAGGGCGCTGCTTAACGTCGAAACTTTTTCCAACGTCATTGAAGAGCCTGCTTGCGGTGACGGTGCTATTTCTGAAGTTTTGCGGGACCGCGGCTATTTTGTTTGGAGCAGCGATCTGGTTGCTCGCGGTTACGGGGCGCAGGCCGATTTTCTGCAAAAAGACGAACGATTTTGCGATAGTCTTGTAACTAACCCACCGTACGCGTTAGCAGAGCAGTTCCTTCTGCACGCACAAGAGCTTGGTTACCACAAGATTGCTCTGCTCCTACGTTTGGCTTGGTTAGAAGGCGAAAAACGCCGAGAAACTATTTTTTCGCGGTTTCCGCCAATCCGGATTCACGTTTTCAGCGCTCGACAGACTTTGTGGAAAGGCGACGACCCTAACGCCAGGACCACAGGCGGTATGGCAGCCTACGCTTGGTTTGTGTGGGAAAAAGATTTTACCGGAAAACCAACAATCGACTGGATTTCGCGCGAAGAGAGCGTCACTTAGCGCTCTTGCGCTTATGTTCAGGCGCACCTAGATATTCAGTCCACTAATAACTACCAGGGAAATTGTGAGCAAACTACAAGTAGCCCTGGATTTTGCGCGCCGTGGCTACGAGGTTTTTCGCCTCGGAGTTAACAGCAAATACCCGCTCCCGGGCAGCCACGGCCATCTTGACGCAACCTCCGACGAAACAACAATCCGTAGCTGGTGGACGGGCGCGCTAGGCGAGGCGTTAGACTATAACGTCGGCCTGCGCATCCCTTCTGGCGTGGTCTTGATTGACCTTGACCAGAAAAAGGGCCGCAATGGCATAGGCGAGTTCTTGGCGCTAGGCGGGGTGCTAGACGGCCTTGTGGTCCGCACCCCCACGAACGGCTACCACGTATTCGCCACCGGCCCAGACAGCCAAAATACCCAGGGCACGATAGCGCCAGGGGTAGACAGTCGTGGTCAGGATGGCTACGGAGTTGCGCCCGGATCGACCATTGACGGCGTGCCTTACGAGATTGTTTCCGACAACCCGCTGTTGCCAGTGCCGGAAGCCATCCTTTCGCGCTTGCCGCCCCGCCGCATCCGCACAGCGTCTGTCACCACGCACAACGTTGACGATGACTTGCCCGCTAACATTGAGCGGTTCCGTCAAGCTTGTGAGCGCGCGCCCGGCTCCGTCTCGGGTAGCTGGCACGCGGACACGCTGCGGCTAGTTGCGGAAGCGGTGCGGCTGGCTATCTCATGCGAGACAGCCACCGAAATCATGCTTGAAGTCTGGGTGCCGAAAGGGACAGGCTTCTATGAGGATGGGCGCAATGAACGCTGGCCGGGCGATGTATCTGCGTCCTACGATTGGGCTATGCGCCAGGGCGAGCACGGCATGCACTCTGCCGATGCAGCCTACATAACGTTTAGTGGCATAAATGTCACAGTGCCCGAGGAAGATGTGGCAGAAAAACCACAGCTTCGGATTATGTATTCGCGCTCTTGGGCCGAGGGTTTGGCTAAGCGCGCCGAGCCGGTCCCCTACTTGATTAAAGGGCTTGTGGGGCCGGGTGACCAGATGGCGGTGCTAGGCGGCCCAGGCTGCGGCAAGTCGGTCTTGCTGCCTTACCTAGCCTTCTGCGTAGCCACCGGAACGCCGTTCCTAGAGCGCAAAGTCAAACAGGCCCGGGTGCTCTATTTTGCCACCGAAAACGGGGAAGGTTTGGAGCGCCGCTTGCAGGTTTTAGGCGACCGTATGGGCGATCCTGGCGAGTTCTTGCGTGTGTTTCCGCTGCCTATGAACCTATCGGCTAACAGCGAGGATTGCGAGGCGTTTGCTAACACCCTGAACTATTGGCAGCCCGGGCTTGTTATCATAGATACACTGTTCGCGGGTTTTCCTGAGACAGACCTTACAGATCGTGGCGAGTTCGGCATTAACTACGTCGTAAAAGCGTCTAAGGCGTTTACTAACCGGGAGTCGAGACCGGTGGTTGCCTACGGGCACCATACGCCTAAAAGTGGCGAAGACGCTTATGGCGGCCAGCAGCTACAGGCTATGTTCGACACCACCCTGTTCGTCAAAGGCAGTTTGAAAGAAGACCGCACCGTAACAGTTCGTAAGAACCGCATGGGGCCAGATGGCGACGATTACACGTTCCGCATAGCATCCGCGCCAGTATGTGTTGACGAAGAGGGGGACACGATAACAGCGCCCATTATTGAGTGGGTGGAGACACGCAGCGAAGAAGAGCGCTCGCAGGCCGAAAACGACAAGTGGCTGGCAGAAGTTACAACGGGCGCGCGTAACGTGCTTGATATGCTGCGCCGCTCCACAGAGTTTGAGGTTAAGGAAGGGCGCGGCTGTAGCTTGGCTGATCAGCTTGGCGGCGGCCCGAAGGCCCGCATATCTCGTGAGAGCTTGTGCGACGATCTGGTGGCTTTTGGGTTGTTAGAGCCAACCGCGACTCCGGCAGTGCGCAATCGCGTGGCGGATAAGTTTCTTAGCGATCTTAAGAAACACGGTTTTGTAGACTACGATAGCACGAACGTATGGATTACTCGCCAAAGTTGAAGTAAGCTGGAATTTATCTTTGGGAGGTTAATATGACAGCAGCTTCTAACAAGCAAACCATCGCTACCGCTGGCGGAACGCCTATCGTGGCTGAAGTTGGCGGCGGAGTCGGGCACGACGCAAGCGTAAAAGTTACGTTGTCGTCTAGTGTAACTTTTACTTTGCCTGTAGGGTTCCCGCAGTCCCCGCATCAGACTGGCGCTGAAGTCGCCAAAAAGACCAGTGTTTTTGGCAGCGGAACGGTCTTATCCGAGTATACGACTTCGGCGGCTGCTTTGGTTGCTGCTGGCAAGGCGCATTACTAAAAGAAAAGCCCGTATCTTGCAATACGGGCTTTTTTCGGCCTGAATACTCAGACCCCGGCGACTTACCGCATTTTAGGAATTTTGGAGCGCCTGATGTGCCGCGTCCAGCGCTGCGTCAATGGCGGCTTGCTGAGCGGCAGTCGGAGCGGTTCCGCTGTTAAAAGCAGCAATCTCCATCTTCGCGGCGTTGATGATTGAAACGGCAACAGGGATACCCTGTTCGATAAGCTGTAGAACGGTCAGCGCAAGAGTAATCTGGGGCATGTTATACGTTCCTTAGTTCGTGGTGGCGGGCTGAGCAGCCGGAAGCACCGGGATAGTCGAGCTCAGCGCTGAAACGGCCGTAAGCGCCTGAGTCGCGGTTGCGGTGCCCGCTTCTGCGGCTTTAACCTGCGCGTAGGCGATCTGGTCAGCGTTCTTGATCTTCTGCTTAACATAGGCGTCGGCGCATACCGCGACCGTCTTGGGCGTCGTGCATACCGGCAGGCTTGTGTAGAGAGTTGCGGTTTGCTCAGCGGCGGTCAGGGCTACTTCAGCCGCGTCCACCGTGTTCATAGCGGTTGCGGTAACCGTTGTTAGCGGGCTGGTGCCGGTGGGGTTCTGGCAGCCGGTAAGGCACGTCAGAAACGCAGCGGTTAGAATGGTTGCAGAGATTTTCATGTTACTGTCCTTTTACCGGAAAAGACGCAGCGATGCCGGTAATTGTGGGTTGAAGCGCAGGGGAAGCGTGCGCTACCCCCATCTTGTATGCCTCGATGACTTTTTCAATGTCTGAGGCTGCGGTAACAGTGTTGTTAACAACGGCGTTTGCGTTGGTGTTTTGCGGAAACAAAATCAAAAACACACCCATCAGCGCAGCGATAAACGCCGAGTGAGGATCAAGTTTGCCGTCTGCAAAAGCCGCGATAGTTCCGCTTAACAGCGCCGCGCCTTGGCCGGTGGTTGAACTGCGCAACCAGCCCATAAGATCGATAGAGGCCATGTTACACTCCTGCGGCTGCAAGGGCGGCTTCTTTGCGCAACTGAGTGCGGCTCAACCAGCCCCGGCCAAAAATTGGAAAGTTCGAGAGAGATTTATAATACGCAACTTGAGAATCTGCAAGCTGTAGGATAGTTTCTATGGTCGGAGACGCCAAGGCAGCGTGGATTGTCATGTTACCTATCTCGCCGTCAGGGTTCGTTCCGACAACGGATTGCAGCACCTTGGCCGACCGAGAACATCCGGCGTTAACACCAAAATCGAACACCATGAGGTCTACGCCGTGCGGCAAGCTATCGCAGTCCAGGCGGTCCCAATACGTTGTCTGGTAGATCGCTTGCACTGTGTCGGGCGATACGTTTTGAATATCTTCGACGGTGCAGGGGCGTTTCAGATACGTTTGCAAAGTGTCCAGCGTGATGCCGAAATTTGTCGCCCCACCGGGATCGTGCGGGTTGTTAACAAAACCGCCTTCGGCTTTAAGCGTGAACGCCAGACAATCGGTAAACCTAGACATGCTGCGCCCCTTAGAAAAAACCCCGCCCCTTTCGGAGCGGGGTAGTATACTACTTACTTGAAGGAAAACCCGGCGGGGTCGAACACCACCGTCTCCGTGGGCAGCGGCTGCCAGGTAACGGCAACGTCCTGCTCGTCCACCCCGTTGACCGAACCGCTCACTAGATAGGTGCCGGTGGCGTTCGGGCTAGACACAGTGAACGGCTGCGGCCAGATGTTCGTGCCCGGGTTGGGGCCGGTCGGAGCCGGACCAGCGGTAACCACCGCGCCCGGGGCGTTAGTCGTGATAGACAGGATAGACGGGTTGAACGAAGCGCCCCCTGGCACCGTAACCAGCATCGTGCCGTAGAGCGTCTGGCCAATAAAACCAGAAGGCGTAGCAGTATTAACAGGAATGGTCATTTAATTCTCCGTGGGTTTACCGCTTCCGGCGGCCCGCATTTTCTACCACACTAGGGGTAGCAGCTTCAAGCAATGGACGTTTATTTAGTCCTTAGTTCCTCGTAGGCTTCTAGGAATTTAGCCTCGGCATACTCAGGCAGCCAGGGCTCTACTAGTTCCAAAGGAAGCGGCTCGGGCCACTCAGGAGCAAGCCACCAAGGCGTAGAGCCGTCAAACAAAACGCGCGCCTCGGTCACCAAAAGCACGTTGTCGATTTGTTTCACTGCCGGTGGCAGTGGGTGGGTCAGTCCGAACTGCTCGGACGCGGCGGCCATAATCAACTCTTCCATTTCATAGTAGCCTGGAAGAAACTGCTTGGCTGGGCGCGCAATGTCCTGAACGTAAGCCTCGGAACAATCGTGCATTAGCGCATCAAAACGCATCTGCCGTTCAATCTGGGAACCGCTGTAATCAAAAAACACATCCGTAACGTAACGGGAGCAAAGCACGGAATGCTGGGCTACCGAATAGCGGTAGCGTCCTTGTCCGGCAAATCGGTTAGCAGAAGCAAGGCCCGCCGCAATGTCGTAAATGTCAAAGTCGCCTGGGCGCGGATCAGCCGCCCAGAACTTGCGTCCGCTCTGCATAAGCATCCAGTCGCAAGGCTTTCCATAGCTGCCTTTAAGGCGGCTGCGTCTTTCTGTCATATTAGTTATTTCTCCACTTTAAGGCCATAGCAAGCCATATAACGTTGCTGGTGACGATCACCAACCCACCGGTAAAGCTCGCCCATTGGCCTAGGCTTGGGTAGTAGTAAAGGTTCCAGAACCCCCAGGTGGTAAACAGACCCGCCGACCACAAGCTAACGCCGCGAACTTTTCGATCTTTGTAGACCTGAAAACAGTTGCGGAGGGCACTAGCGCCCCCCGCAAACTCAAACAAGCCGTTAACTACGTCATTAGCTGTCATCGCGGTCCCACAGCACCCAATAGAGAAACAAAGCAGCCATGCAAGTTGCCAAATAGAGTGGGTAAGGCATGTTAAGTGCCTCCGCTTCCGCCGCCTGGACCAGCGGCAGTCCCTCTTCGGGTGTCCGCCATCATAAGCACACCGTAGTTGGCCATATCGACAAAGTTATCGTCATGACCTTTGTTGCCGGTGGCGTAACGGGCCATTTTGGTAGCAATGTTCGAGAAGCAATGGTACTGCGTCTCGGTCATGCCGTCCGGCAGCTTGACGCCCAGGGCGGTCATAATCTGCGTAAAGACCCGCGAATTGTCCGCAATGTCCGCATAATTCTTGCCGCGCTCAACCAGCACTTCGCGCATATCGGCCAGTGCTTTGTCAAGATAGGTAAAAAGCGCTTCTCGTTCCATTTTGGCCTTAAAGGTATTTCCTACGCGCAATCCAGGCGAAACGCAATCAATTAACGGCTCTGTCATGATAAATGTTGGTTGCTTACAATTCAAACAAACTCCTTCTATATTAGAATAAGTAAAACCGCAATTTGTGCATCGTCTCATGTTTACCTCTTTTTCATGCTGGTTGTATCTTTGCCCGTTCGGGCGTATTGATCGCTTCCGTCTTCTAGGCAATCAGCAAACCCCATTGCCCAACCAAGAAACGCGATGCTTCCGACCGGATACGGGTTGCCTTTGCCGTGGAAAGGAAACTGGCCTTCTAAATAACCCTGATAGTAGGGCTCGGTGGGTTTCTTTCGGACGGTAAACTTTCTCACGCCGAAAACCCTTTCAAACTGCGAGTTTACTGTTTCCAAGACACCCAATTTGTTGTCTCGGCGGTAACCGGAGTGCTGACTTTGACGGGCATTGTAAACGTAATGCCGTGAACCGGATGGGTCAGCCACAGAGCCTGCCTGGGCTCTTCAAAACCAAAGTTGTTATTGTAGGCGTATTCGTCATAACCTTTTAGGCTTCCGTTAACGATCAGTCTTTCAAGCATAATGTACTGGTGCCAGTGCCCCAGGATCATCGTGTCGTAAGACTCACCAATCTGCGTCTGGCGACTTCGTTTCTTATGGTCTCCACGGATGATAGGGCCGAGGGCTCCAATCATGCCGTCACCACCGCGAAACTGGTCGCCATGTGTCAACAGGTAGGTGTGATCGTAGACCTTGTAAAGAGCGTCGGGACCGTTAGGGATAAAAAACTGGACCCGCTTATCGTGCTCAAAATGCTTGGCCAAGAAGCAATAGATCAGCCAGTCAAAACTGGTAAAGTTACGGTTCTTAGCCCAGATTTTATGAGTGTTACGCCCGTGATTGCCTGATACGCAAGGCACAAACACGTTGCCAAAGTTGTCGGCCAGCGTCGTAATCGCCCACACAAGCACACCGTAAAGGTCTAATACGGTGGGCATAATATCGACTTCGTTAGTAGCCACTAGCTCTTCGTGAATGTTGCCGGTAACCATATCGCCGCCTAGCGGAAACACAATGCCCGGATAGTTTGGGTTAATCATGTGGTTTTTGAGAAGATCAATCGCCACTTCAATCATGCGCCGAGCCCGGGCGTGTGCGATGGTCAGATCGTATTCGTTAACTCCGCCGATCTGGCTAGGGTCCACCACTTCAGCCCAATGCCAGTCTGAAGCAAACAGCGTAGGAACGCCCGGGGAACCCTTTGTGCTGAGCGACGTATCGATCAGCCACCGGGGCGGAGAAACCGGTTCCTGGGCCAGCTTATACAGCTTGCGGCGTATGTATTCTTCGGTGGACGAATTGGCCCGCAACGCGGCTAGCTCGGCCCGCATAGCGCGCAGTTCAATATCCGCGTCTGTCTGGATTTGTTCGGCTAACGCCGGGCCATGTGGCAAATTTGTCACACCCGGAACTGGTTTGCGAGCTTCTGGGCCGAACCGGTGGTTGGCTTCGCTAAGCCAAGCCTGCACCGCCGACCTAGAAACAGCGCGCTTTCGCGCCAGCACGGTCTGATTGTAGCCGCAGGCGGCAAAATCCTCCCTAACCCCGCGAAAGAAATCGTCGGGGTACGTGTCTTTCGGATAGCTCATTTTTCGTCCTTAGAGCGGGAAGGCTTCAGGTTCCGTGGGCGGCACCGAAAGGCGGTTATCTCGCTCTTTCTGCTCCCAAGCTTCTAATTGGCGTTGAAGGTCCTGAATCAGGATTTCTTGACGGTCGCAAATATCGCGCAAGCGCCTCATTTCGTCGCCCGCGTCATGAAGAATTCTAGGCTGCATGTTACTTCCTTATGGTAGCGCCGTGAGCGCCATGAAACATGGAGATAACGTAAAAAGCCCCGGCGGCAAGGGCAGAAAGGAAAAATACAGCCTGCCAAGCCATTCTTCCTAGTCTCCCCATGGCCATCCAGTTGTTAGTAAACTCCCGGAGAGCTTCAACTTCCTTTTGGGACCAACCACTTAGGTCCGGCAGACTAGCTTTTTCTTCGGTGTCAAAATCCGGATTGTGCGTCATGTGGTGCCCCAATAGAACGATACAAGAGGTAACCACTTATAGATAAGAAGTCTGTACTGTTCAACCGGCTGGGTTAGCCGCCAGCTATGTTAACGCCATACAAAGTCGCAGTTTGAGAAGTAACAGGGAAGCCTGAACTATCAAAAGTGTCGGCGGTGCCACCTGCGTTATAGGTAACCACCGACACAATAACATCAGCGGTGAAAGAGCCAAGGCCATGATATATAACGTTTAGGCTCTGTGAAGTGTAATGATTAGTCGGAGCCGCAAAAAGTTGGCTGGCGACAGTAGCCCCCATGTGGCCCACAGGCTTAAAAAATATTTTGTAATAGGTCGGTTGGTTCCCGCCAAAATAACCCCAAGACACGCTAACGCTGTTGTCGGAGTTTAGAGTGGCCGTCAAAGTAAAAGTGATAAGCGGAGCGTAGATCGGGTTGTCTACTAGCGTGGACCTTAACGTAACCAGAGAGGAAGAATTTTTGTACAGCGCCTGTATGCCCGGAGCGGGAAACCCACCCGGTTCCGTTGCGTTAGGTCCTATAGACAGAGTGGTGGCTGAACCCGGCACCGAAACAGCACTAGGAAAGCCAACTCCTATAACAAAAGAAGACGGAGTGGGCGCTCCGCTTGGCATCGTCCAGTTAAAAACGCGCCCGGCAGAAGAGCCATCAGAATTATAAGTCGCGGTTTCTGTCAGGCTAGTCGGAGCCGGGGCGTAGCTATCGGCAGAAAAAACCCCATTTTGGGCAGACGCGATCTGGATATAAGCAAAGTCGGTATCCGGCTCCGTAGTGCCAAGCACGGATAGGGTGGCAGAATTAGTGCCCGCAAAATCAAAGCTGTATTCGTAAGTTTGTCCAGAAGTGCCCGCTGGCTCCGAAGACCACCGTAGCTGATATGTACCAGTGTTTGTATTGGCAGGCGCGTCCCAAGTAGCCACCAAATCCGTTAGGATCGGTTCCGCAGCCGCGCCTCCGTGCGAATCAACGTTCCCGTAGTTTCTAAATACTTGCAGGTTGGTCGGATTAGCCCCGACCGGCGTAAAGGCGTAAGCCGTGCAGTCTGCCAAAGACTGCGCCTGATTAAGAAATACGTTAACGCTTGGAAACTTAAAATTTAACAGGACTCCCAAATAAGAAGGGGGAATGCTGTATTCAAACACTTTGGTTGAATCGATGCGAGCAAACGAAGCGCCCGCAGAATGCGCGGCGGGAGACGTGCCGTACAGTCCGCGCCGCAAATATTTAAGATCGTTTGTGTATTCGCCAGTTGGCGTTACGTTACCGTAAGCCATAAGCTCTTGGTCAACTAAAATAAGAGTGCGGTAGGCATCAGCGTCAGCGTAAGTAGCCGTCGCAGGAAGAACTCCTTGCGATAAAGCCAAATCAATCGACAAGACGTTTGTTGTGTCCAAACCAGACGTTAGCGGCAAAGAAGCCGTTAAAGTTCCCTGTAAAGAAGCCGTTTCTATCTCGCCTACTTGAGTGTAGTTCGTGCCGCTGTCAAATGAAATGAACACTCCGCAACCGCCCCAATCCGGAGCCCCGCTTAGGGCTATCCACAACTGAGAAAGATTCTGCGTGAGAGACAACGGCGGCTGCAAAAAAGCAGGGGCGTTTGTAGAGCTAGGCGTAGAATTAGTTTGAAAGGGAGACGACCCCGCCCACTGCTCGTAAGCTTGAATAGAAGCTGTGCCGATTCCTTGCGTAAACTGTTCCGCCACAAACGACAGAACGTACTTGTCGTCTTCGTCTACTTGTTTGATGCGGACAGGGACTTTTGTAAAACCGAGCAGCGGATCGGTCAACGTTACAATATCGCCGGGTTCCAGCAAAACAAAATTATACGGCAGTTTGAACGAATAATCGTTACGAATATACTGTTGTCTTTTGCCGATTAACGACACCACGACAGCGGCAACGCTATCGGTGCATATCTCGCTACTGCTAATCGTGTTAGGGGCCTGAACGCCTACGTGGTCGATAGAAGTCTGATCCTGCCACCGGTACGGACGATCTTGATAGGCGGGCGCGGTGGGGCCTGAGCCGGTAGAGCGGATGGAACAATTAAGCTGAACCTGATTGTAGCCATCCGCCGGGTCTTTTCTTGTAACCTTGATGCGAGGTTCGTTTTTGTTGCTGTTTCTGTCTGCCACTACAAAATTATCAGGGGTAAGGTCGTACACAGGCGTTATGTTCGGAGTAAACGTAACGCCGTTGCCCGTAATCGTAGTGTCGCCCAGGCACACAACTTTAAGCGCGGTGCCGGACCAGAAAATCCAAAAATTACCTACGGTGGCCCAACGCTGAAGAAGCGACGTAACTTGCTCGGCGTCTTTTAACAACGGGGACACAAAAATCCCCGCCGCAAGATGATATTGCGTAAGAGTGTCAAAACCTTCCAGATATTGCGCCGGAAAATTCAAAGTGTAGCGAGGGTTGGTTAAGAAATCCGGTATAACGTCTCCAAAGTTAGCGTCGGGCGATCCCGCCGCGACATTTTTGCCGCTGTAGGTGCTGTAAAGTTCAAAGTTAAAATTCGGCAGGTTTGCGCTAGCGCCTAGATCAAGGTTAGCGTGCGCATAGTAGCAGGTGTAAGGATAAGAAAGCGTGTGGCCTATCGCAGCCGCTGTGGACCACGCTGCTTGATTAGCCGTGCCTGGAAATATACCCCCGCCGATGCCATGGGGAGCCACACCGATGATAGTTTCGTTTTGGCCGTTCCAAACTCGGCCTACTTGAATGGTGTAACCATCCGAAGCGCCTTCGCAAAGAGCGAGCATAACCGACGCGGTATAGGTGTAATTGCCCCCGCCTTTGCCGCCTTTACCTTTGCTTTGGCTATGTTTTTGAAAATTGAAATAATCAATACAGTTACCGCTCAAACGATTGGCACCCCACAGGATAGGGATGGGCAATCCTTGAGCGCTAGTTTGCAACTGCAAGCTAGTGTAGACCGGCGGTTTAGTTTGTTTGACGCCCGAAGCGCCGCCAAAAAGACCCATTACTTTTTCCTTAACCGCGCCCAGATATCGAAGTAGCGCTTCTCGCGTTTGGCTAGTTCGGGCCAGGACAGCAAGGTTTCAATGACCTTACCTTCATTAGCATAAGCGTGCACCAAATTATTTTCGTCCGACATAATGCCTGAGTGCCCGAAACATCTGCCAATTTTGTAAGCGACAATATCGCCTGGTTTTGGCGCTGACACTTCTTCGCCAATGGTTTCTAACCACGCAATATACTTTTCTTCGCTGCGATGCAAAAACCAAGTGGGGGAGTATGGGCGCGGATCAAACGGCTTAAAGACCCGGCTTTCTACAAGAGCGGCTACTAGCAGCATGCTGCAATCCACGCAGCCCTTTGGCCCTTTAACGTAGCCTAACTGCCTGTAAGGCGTACCGATCCAAGAACGCGCGGCGGCTATGGCGTTAGCCCGCTGCCACGCTTCTGTTTGAGCGTCTACGTCCGTAAGAACTGGCGTAGGATAGAAAGGAGTCGGTTCGGTCATAATTACACTCCGTATTCCGGGGGCGGAATGTAGGGAAAACCACGATAATGCAGCAGATTGTTATAGAATTGGCAGCCGTTAGGCCCGCGCGATCTATCGCATCCCGTGGTTACGGTATAAGTATCGCCAACCGAGCTAGCCTGGAACAGCGGGTAGACCAACGTAAAGTAGCCCGACGTGGCCGTTTCAATGCCTACGGTGGTGCCTTTGTTGACGCCGCTTGTAAACGTAACGTAGCCCAAAGGAAGATTGGCGTAAATACTTGGGGCGGTAGAGCCCCAGAAAATTTGGCTAGTGGACGAGCCAGCCCCCACCGTATTTGTGTAGGTGTTAGCCGCCCTAGACGGCCCTCCGTTAGGTTGACCGGGATTAGGCGCGCAGCCGGTATCGTACAAACTATGCGTGCATCCAATGTTATAAGTATTACGAGGCATATATTGCGCTAACTGATGATTAGCGCCTTTTACACTTAGCGTAATAGATATGTCGTCTATCGTTACTTCCGCTGTGTTGCCCATAAAGAGATCGACGGTGCCCAGCGAAGTGTCGCCTTCCACAGGCATGAACACACGAGACAACAAAAACGTCGAGTAGTCAAAAAATCCGTTATGCGCCAACAGTTTGATGTTGGAGCCATCCGGCATGTCCGATCCATTGGACATGATGATGACTTCCATTTCGGGAACGTCGATAACGTTTTTTATGCCCCATTTAGAACGGTCAATAATAGGCCCTAACGCCGAATAGGTGTAAGGGCCTATTACTAAATCTTTGTCATGCGAAGTCCAAGTCAGCACCGTGCCGTCAGACAAAGTTATGGTGAACAAATCCGCCATAATACTTGTTCTGCCGGTGGCTAAAAACGCGGCCAAAGAAGCGTTAGCTTTTCTCATTATCGTCTCGTTTTGTAAACTTAAGCGACAGATCGCCGTCTGCCCGCACCGAAAAAACCACGTCATAAAACGGCACCACGGCGCTGGTTTTAACCAAATCAAACTCAGGGCACACTGCGACCCATTCATAGGAATCGCGGTCGTAAAGCGGGGAACGCACGTACCAACGCAGTGCGCGCTCAAGCAATTCACGTTCTTTTTCAGAAAGCGTTTTTTCGTTAACGATAAACTTTCCGATGTGCAGCGACGTTTTCAACTCGTATTAACCTTTCAAAGAGAACAGCGTGACTTTGGCTTCCCACAGGTTATTATACACTTTGTTAAACGAATAGCTGTCGTCCTTAAAGCGGCACAAATACCAAAAACTGAAAGAAGCCGTAATAACCGCACCCACCGCCGGTGGGGTCGTAAACTGAATGTAGTTATTCACCGGGGTTAGAGTGCTGATCGAATACCCGGTGGTTTGCGCTACGTTATCCACATAGATTGTAAGGGGCTTGTCGAGTTCAACCCCGCCAACATTTTCTGTTTCTTCAAAAGAGCCCAGACCAAAAGTGCGGACGAATGGGAAAATCGTGGTGACCCCGTCGCCCACACCGAGAGCTTGCTTAGTTACCGTGTTGTCGTCGGGATCGCGGAAATAGAAAGGTTGCAACCCGCCTTGAACAGTCAAAAAGAAACCCATTAAAGTGCGAATATCCGACGACGTAGAGCCAGTGAAAGCCCCGTTGTCCGCAAGAATGTCGTAAGTTAGCTCCCACTCAAACTGAGGCGTAGCCCAATAGCCAACGCGTACTTCTCGTCCCGAAGAACCGACCCCGGTGCCGGTGCTTTGCTTCAGACTCTTTACGATCTTTGGCGTAAGACCGATTAACTGAGGGTAGACCTGAACCACAGGAATCTCCGAATAAGGAACCAGCGCCTCTACGACAAACTGGCTGACACGTATATTGAAAGGCAAATCCGTGCTTACAAGGGCTTCGGCGGCTAACTGAGAAGCTCTTACCGCGTTAGTAGGAGAAGCCAAAGTCTCTAGCGTAAGTTGCGCGGCCCGCGCGCCTTTGGAGCCTTTTGATAGCGATTCCAGCACCACCTGAGAAACTCTCGGCGCTAGATTCTGACCGCCCCCGTAGACGTAATGCGGGCCTCTACGCCCTTGATATTTTGGCTGCGTAAAGTGAGTCGCAACCGTCCGAGCTAGGCGCTGCGCGGCGTTATATGGACGCGGCGGAACGGGCGGCACCGGGCGCGGCCCTAAGCCGACACGAGTCGCTTGGTGGCCTTGATAAGGGGTGCGAGTAAAGTGCGCCGCAATCTTTCTGGCGAGCCGCTGGGCGGCGTCGTAAGGTTTGGGCGGCACTACTACCGTGCCGGGCGGTGCCTTGGCTACGCGAAGCGTCTGGTGCCCTGCGTAGCGCTTGTGCTTAAAGTGCGAACGAACTAAACGCTGAAGCGGGGACAGATAAGGAAGTTGCGGCGTAGCCCCACCGGAAGTGCCGTAGGGAAAATTGCCAAAGCCGGTGGGTGGCGTGTGAGCGTAAGCAATCTGGCCGCTGTTAAGCGTAATATTAACATAGTCGTTATATGGCAAGTAAGCCGCAAACGGCGTAAGGGGAAACGTCACGCCGGAAATATCAATGCCGCCTACGCCGGTTGCCGGGTTTGCGGTGCCGCTTCCGTTCCAATTGCCCCCTGCGTCGTTAATCCAGATAAGCTTGGCCGTTGCATCAATAGCTATGCCAAGCTGGGCAAAACCGCCGCCAGGAGTAAGAACTTTTGTTCCGTTAACGTATATGTCGCCGTTACTAGCGACAAGTATGCCGGGAGTGGAGCTAACAGAATTTAGTGGATTACCGCCAGAATAATTTGTCGGTATGAGTCCAATAAGTTTATCAAACCCGTCGCCCGCTACAACGTATATTTCGCAATAATATTTACCAGACGAAACACCGCTATAGGCAAGGACGGTGGCGTCTGGCCCGTTTGAACTAGAAGTGACGGTGAATTCAAGATTACCGCTTGAAAGAGCATAGTTGCCCTGGTAGCCGTAGGGGTGGCTATCCCAAACGTAACCGCTAATGTTTGAGAACCCAGACGGCGCGGTGCCCGCAAACGTAGTGGTGTTTAGCGTGCAGTCAATCGCGTTGCCGGACGTGCTAACAAAAGGCGCGAGCGGCGCGGCCAAGGCCGACACATCAAAACCACCGGCACCGGTAGCCGGGTTAGCGCTTCCGCCTGCGTTCCAACTTCCCGAGCCTACGACCGTAAACCAAACCAATTTTGCGGTCGGATCGTAGGCTATACCTACGGCGGTCGTGCCGGGGCTGGATATACTAGTGCCAGAGTACCCGCCGTTAATAAAAATTGCGCCGTTTTCGGCTACCCACGCGGTGTTGCTTGTGCTGTTGTAATTCTGACGTGTATTAGGCCCGTTATACTTCCAGCTTGATAGCCCTAAGCACCATTGACCCGACGCCGAGTTAACGACGATTTCAAAATACACTTTGCCGGAAAACGCCGTCCCGACAGCCTCCACCTGCGAGCCAGCAAAGATGTTGGCGACAGTGAAGTTGTCGGGACGAAATTTAGGGTAGCCCTCATACGCAGGGCTAATCCACGCCGGGTAACTCACAGGTTTAGCCTTCTAAAGAACTTAGAAAAGCTCTTCAACTACCACGGTAGCAGTCATTGTTTCGGTCGTGCTGGGGGCAGTGTCCAGGCTCACAACAAAAGCTTGGCCCGGGCCGATCACCAGACGATCTTCTTCCGGCGGCAGATAAAGGTAGCCATTGACCACGTTAAACACGTCGCCATAAACTGTTGCGGTGCCGCTGGTAGAAGCCTGCGTGGTGTCGTTAGCGTGCGCAGTGACCGTGGCTGCCGTGTCGTTCGGGCTAACCGGGAACAAAGCAGGCGTGGTGCCGCCGGACCCGGCAGTTACCGTGGCGGGCAGGCGCTTAAGAGAAAGGTTCAGGTTGCCGACCGCCGTGGCGCTAATCTGCCCGATGGTAACGCTGTGAACCTTGAACGCTTTAACCGAGCCCGCGTAAACCGCGAGCAAATCTTGAACTGCACTTACCGCAACGTTTCGGGCGGTGGCAATATAAACGCGACCTGTCATAACGAACCTCTTAGCTGTTGAGCTTGTAACCGGCGATTAAGGAGTTGACCGAAGTAGGCGTCCAGCTTGCCGAAGTATTAGGGTCTAGCACGGTTCCGTCTACGATGTAAGTATAACCTAGGCTTAGCACATGCGGAGTAGCGCTCGTAAAAGTAGAAGACCCGGATTTGACAATCTGAACAATGGTTTGCGCGCTGGCGTCAAGCTTGCGGTAGGCACCGACAACTTGAACAGAGAACACAACAGACACATCAGTTGGTAGCGACCCGAACGTAAACAAGTCCGTGTAGCCAATAGTGGTCGCGTAGTTATAGCTGCTGTCGCCCGGGAACTGCGTATGGCCTACTTCTTGCCAGTTTGCGTTAGCCAGCGGAGTCCACTGAACCGAGTTATTCGCTGCGGTGTAAAGCGTGCGCGTAGCACAATCCCCAAGAAACGTGTTGCAAGGGTAGGTGCCCGGGCCGGTGGTGCTGTCGCACAGATAAAAATCGTCCAGATAAGCGGCGATGACGCCGCCGCCGCCAGAGTTAGCAAAAGACCAAGAAACTCCGTTAAACCAGTTATTAAGGCCGCCTAAGTTAGAAATGGTGCCTATGGTGCGAACGCCCGACATAGAAAACACGGAGTTACCGTTTACGTGTATGTCAAACGATCCTGAATTGCTTGGTACATAGCCAAGCTCAAAAAAGTTATAGACGTAAGGATTAAAGGTGTTCGGTTTTGACGAGCCTAAATCATTAGGCATAGATGCCGGAACGTCAGGATCGCCGTTATAGGCAACAATAGTCCCAGAACTTAGATAAAACCTAAAAGTCATTTGAACCATTTGATTTGCGTAATCGTAGAGCCGCATATCAAAATAAGGCGTTCCGATAGGCGCTAGCAGTATCGCAATACCTAAAAAGCCTGACGTGTAGTTATGAGCAAAAGAAGCGCCCAAAGAGCCTGCGGTGGCGGTGCCGTTGTCGTTTATGGCCACAGCTTGCCCGTAGCCCCCGCGTCCGGTTACGAACGAGTTGAACCCGCTTACTGTGTTCCACAGCAAATCGCCCTGCCGGGCTTGTAGATCGGACTGCCCGGCATAGTGGTCTAGGCCATCATGAACAATTACCGCCACGTTTTCCTCCCGGGCAGCGTAACAGCGTTGTTACCATACCAGTTGTTAATGTTGTGGTACAAATCGTCTCGGCCTGCTTTTAGCGCGTTAGCCATCGCGGCGGAAACCCCTGCTCCGGTGGCATTGATGACCGGAGCGTGGTTGATGTTTATCGTGTGCGAAACGTCGCCGCTGCTGTTTACTACACTGCTCGTGCCGGGTGCGGTAAGCCGCGCGGGTTGCGGCAGCGACGGGCCGGAGGCTACCATGTTGCGCACGCCCTCCGCAAGATCGCGCGGAAGTACCATTTCGTCTTGGTGAAGCACTGCCGGTGCGCCGTCGTAAGGCACGCGATCCCAGCCGCCTTCAGCAGACGCGATGGTTTCATAGCCCGCTACCGCCGCAAACGCGCCCGCAGCGGCCACGGGGGCAATAATAGGACCAATGATAGGGATACCGGCGAGGGCCGCGTAAGTGCCAGAAAACGCCTTAGAGGCATCGCCTATGATGGTCTTAGAGTTGGCGGCGGCCTGCTGCGCGGCTCCCGCAGCGGCGGCCTGCCCTTTCACGGCTGTCTGCACGGACGTTCCGGCGATCACCGCGCCCGTTTTGGCCGATTCAGCCGCGACAAACTTAGCTACCTGCGCGGTTAAACCAGCGATTTCTTTTTGAGTCGCTTGATCCGAGCTTTGGCCTTGAGCCGCATCGCTGGCTTTACCAAGCAGCAACATTCGGAGCTCTGCTGCGGCTTTCTTTTCTACGACTTGCAGCAAGCTTTTCGCCCAGGATTGAAGCACACTAGCAGCCGCTTGCGCTTCAACTTGGCGTATGTTCTGACCGCCCTTAACTGCCGCGCCCAAAATACTATCAAAAGCGTTGCCGATGGGAGAAACTATCTTTTCCCATGATTTTTCAACCGCGTCGGCGGTTTGCTCATTGAGACGTTGAACGTTATCCAAATAAGACTTTAACTTTGCGGTTTCGGTGGCGTAATCGCTAGCCGCCCCCTGTTTATCGCCCGCGGCCAGTTTTTCGTTAATAGCTTGATTAAGCCCGGCAATCTCATCTTCCAGTCCTTTGCGCAAAATAGCAATCTTAGCGGCTACGTCAGCCTGAAGCGCGCCAGGGTCGATAGCAATAGACAAAGAGGGCGCAAAATCTATCTTGCCCTTACCCCCGATTTCGTCAAGGTTAGCTTGGGCCTGCGCCAAAGAACGCTGAATATCGGCAGCTTTTATGCGCTCTTCCGTGACGCGCTTTATCTGCTCGTTTTGAAACTCAGCGGCTCTCTTAGCTACTTCCAAAGCTTGCGCAGAGTCCGCCCCGTATATTTGGGCAGCCCGAGCGGTCCAAGCGCGCAAGATGGCTTCTTGCTCAAAGATGTTATCCTTAAACTTTGCCAGTTTTAACTCTTCAGCTTTGGCAAAATCTTGATATTCGGTATTTTTGTCTTTTATCGCCTCTGTGCGGTTTGCACGATTAAGGCGCATGGTTGTTTGGCTTATCTCGTCGTTAAGCTGCTGCGCGGCTTCCGCAGTTAACCGCTGATCGGCCAAACCAGCTTTGTACACGGCAAGTTCGGCGGCTGCCTGATCTTTACGATCCGCCACCGCAGCCGCGCCCGCCGCAAGCGCCTTTTGTCTAATGTCTTTAAGGGCCTGATCCGCCGCCGTTTCTTGGTAGCTATAATCGACGCTTTTAAACAAACGAGATATAGCGGGATCGTCGCTAATATCTTTTAAGCCGCGAAGGTAATCAACCTGTTCCTTAAGACGCGCAAAAGGAAGCAACGCGGGCTGCTGATTAATTTCTTCCAGACGCTCGTGAATAGCGGTTAGATCAGGAGAAAGTTTTGGACTTGAAGCTATGTAAGCCTCGAAATCTTTAATAGCCGCCAAGGTGCGCTTGGCGGAATCTTCAACACGCGATTGCGCCCACGCTTCGCCTAAACCGTCTGTTTTCTGCTTAAACTGAGAAAGCGGGTCTAGCAGAGCAGCGACAGAAGGCACCAAATTACCCCAGGCTCGAGCAGAACTGGCCGCCGTAGAGTCCAGGCTGGTGCCGTATTCGCGCACTCCCGCCGCTATGGTCTTTAGAAAAAAAGCCCTCTGCTGAAGGGGTTCTAGGGCCAAACTATTAAAAGTTTTCTCCGCTTGGCCTGTTTTGTCAAACTCTTCGCTTAGCAGTTTGGCGGCTTCGGCAGGGCTGCGCAGGGCTGAAGCAAGAACCGCTGCGCCGTCTTCTGCTGATTTGGCACCGATCCGGGCAGAGAAATCAGGTAGCAAGTTTACCAGCCCGCCGATAAGGTCGGGGGTGGCGCGATTTATCTTTGCAAAGCTGCGAATAATCTTATCAACTTGAGCGTCGGTAAGATCGCCCAAAGCACGAACAGAGTAACCCGCATCGAGAAGCATGCGGCGGTAGCTCTGCACCACATCTGCGGGTATGTTGAGATTTTCGGTTTTGAAAGAAGCGCTTAAATCGGCAGAATCACGAGCTTCTTCTAAACGGTGGGCGTAGTAGGCCACGCCCGCCGCCGCCGAGGCAACCGCCGCGCCTATCAGGCCGAATTGAACAAGAGTAGAAGCGGAAATAGTATTGAAAGAACTAAGAGCTTGGCCGACGCGAAAAAACTCTTCGCTAAAAATACGGGCTGGGCTAATACCGGCGGCCAGCCCATCCGCCACAGCGCGAACCGAGTGCTCCAACTCGGCAAACGCAACTCGATTTTGCGCGATAACGCCGCCAAACTTGGCGTGTTCTTCGTTATGTTTTTTACTTGATTCTGTGGCTTCTTCTAAAGCGGGGCGAAGTTTGCCCCGAAGTTCCGCCGCCATGGCGTTAATCTCGGCTTTGCCGCGTGCTACCTTTTCGGCAAGTTGCTGCACCGCCGGGTTCATAGACGAAGAAATGCTGGACCCGGTGGCTTGCGCTTCCCGGGCCAGCTTGTTCAGTTCGTTAGAATTAGCATTAAAAGCAGCGCGAGCGGCGGCGAGCTTCGTTTGAAGATCGGTTACATCCGCCGTTACGGCTACGGTAAGAACTGGTCCGGCCATCGCTATACTCTGACAGGTTTACATACCGGGAGCAAGAGCCGTTCCCTTTGTGGCTTTAGCCCACCGCGCAAACTCTGCCGGTCCCATTGCGTTTGGATCAGGTTTAGTAACTTCCCCGATTTTAGGAACAGGTTTGTAGTCCATATACATAGCGGCGAGGTCGTCTACGGTGGGGTGAAGACGCCATTCTTCTTCAAAAGCATCCCACATCGCCATAGTTATTGTGTTCTCTACCGTTTCCCAAGTCCAACCCAGGCGGCGGCAAAGCCGGGCTGTTATTAAGTCCCAATTGGGGGGCTCTGCTCCCCCTGAGCTTCCCCCGGCGCGGCAGTCTTTCGATACAGACCTGATTGTTCCATGACCACAAGCAGAGCAGACACAAGCTCCACTACGCCGATAGGCATTTCATCCATTTCCTCAACGGTGATCTGCGGATGGGCGCGAGAAAGAGCAATAAAAGCGATCTGTGACAAATCTGCCACATCTTGCTCGGTCAGACCGTCAAGGGTAATTCCGTCTCGCAGAATCTTGCCCGAAACGTTTTTGAACAAACCTTGCAACTTGCGGTTTTGCTTCAAAGTCATAGGCGGCACCGGCCAATCGAAGCCGCCCAAAGAAACAACAGGCCAGTTTTCGGTGTTAACCGCTGGAAGAGTCATTAGCTACGATCCTTTGAGAAATCAGCTTCCGCTTGCTCGGCGCTATCCCGCTCGATGCCGCAAGAGAAAAAGTAGTAGGCGTAGGCGCGGTCGATAACCTCGTCTACGCTAAGATCGCCGCTCTTAGCGGCATCTTCTCGCGCCCAATTAAGCGCCAGCACGCACATATTGTCCATTTTGTTTCCGTCACTAAAGCAGTTGCAGACCACCTGCAACTGCTTATCTAGTGAGGCTCAACGCAATGTCAATTAGCCAACGTCAGCGTAAGACACTTCGTAAATGTTACCAGCCGCGTTAGCCGAAATGTTGAAGTCCAATTCCGGCATCATGAAGTCGGTCAGTTTGAACGACTGCGCCAGCTTGGTGCAGATGACGTTATACAGGCGCAAGTAGTAAGACTTGCCCTGGAAAACGGTAACGTAATCAAGCTGGAACGTCGGAGCGTAACCGATAAGCTGGTTGTTAACGATCTGCGTCTGGCCACCGTCAGCGCTCACGGTGTCGTTATAGGCGTAGGACAGTTTGACCGCCGCACCCGCATCGATTGAGTCGAACGTGTAGGTGCCATTGCTGCTGTAGTATTCACCAGCCGCGCCAAGCAGAGAAGCCGCGCCTTCCGCAATCAGCGGCAGGCCGGTGCCGCTATAGATAACGCCCAGATCGGAGTTAAACGTCGCGGCATGCGCGCCAGCCACCGTGTACGGAGAAGTGCCGGGCACCGTCGCAGCCTCGCCCAGCGAAGCTTTAAGCTGGCCCGCGCTAAACGTATTGCCATGGAAAATGTTTAGCGCCTGACCGCTAATAACAGCGGCCTTAGCCTTGCCTGTGCACTTGATCGTGCCACGGGCCACCGCCAGCGGATACTGGTAGGAGCCAAACAGTTCCTTGGTTTCGCCCGTCTCGTCGAGGCTAAATTCCTGAGCGTAGCCAATGTTAATCGGCGTCGGGTTGGTAATATCAGTGCGAGTAGCGTAGAGCGCGCCAGGACCGAAAACTGCGAAAGCCATGCCTGTATTCCTTCAACGGGTTGGTCGCGCCCTCCCGGCGCTACTTAGAAGCCTTTAAGCAATACTCGCATAGACGGGGTATTGCAATACCTTCATTATGAAGAGCCTAACTGCCCCACCACAGCTATATGAACCGGAACAAGACACACGACTTGGTCGCCCATTTCGCCTTGAGAATATGTGGCTTGGCCTTCGCGCCATGCGTGCTCAATCAAGTCTGGGTAGCCGAGAGTTTGGCGACCATCAAAGGTTGAGTTTGCCGCCAGCGCGGTATCTATCGCGTCCAGCAAGGGCAAAAACACATCTTCGGGGTAATCATCAACGCCGACCTTTGCGTAAAGCCAAAGTTCAACGTGCATCGTTACACGCTGCGGCAAGCCGTAAGCCGGTAGCGGTTCGTGCGTCTCGCCTACAAGGCGCTGGAAGATAGCGGGCTGCTCGATGGTGCTGGTCCAGGGCACCAGCCGCCTTTCTGCGGTCTTCCAAGCCGAAGAAGCGCTTACCAGGGAGAACAGAGCGTTTAATACGGTGGCTCGCTGCAAGGTCATTCTGTAGCCTCCACGGCTGCGTTAACTGCGGCTTCGGCAGCGTCCAAAAAGGGCGCTCCTAGTTGCTCTAAAGGCGCGCGCAGGAACATCTGAGCCGCTATATTAGATTGCCGGGTGTAGGCCCCCACCAGCACCTGCATAGGCGCTATGTAATGACCGTAAACGGTGCGAAGCGTGCGCCCGGCTTTTTCTTTAACTTGAATGCCTTTATTTGAGCCGTATTCAAGCGCGACGGCTTGCAGAATCTTGGCCCGATCTTTGCCCGCGACGTTAACCCAGCCGCGCACGCGGTTAGGGCCGTTTTCCACGCCCCCGTCTACGGTACTGGCCAAAGCGCCTGTTTTAACCGGTATCTTGTCGGCTACGGCAGATTGTAGTTGCTGCTGAAAATCTGTTACGACTTCCAGCAGCTTATCGTGCGCTATGTCGGGAAAAGTCTCAAAGCGTAGCGCTACGCGGCGTTCGCCTATAACTTTTACGCCTATTTGCATTACTGCACCGTAGGAACGCGGTACTTCGCCAGAAGCTCGGTTATCTCTGGCTCAAATTGCGTTTCTTTTGCACTCGGAATCCAATAAACTTGACGGCCCAAACCGGGCTGTTCGTTTTCCTTAAGCATGGGGTCGCGTTTCCGGCCCTGGTAAGCTCCCGCGATCCAAAGAAGAATTGCTTGCTCGAGGTCAGAAGGTATGGTTGCGTAACCGGCTTGGTAAGTGACGGCGGTGGGGGCTCCGTCCCAATTTGTCGGAAAAGTTGTCCAGACGTTTAGACGAATTAGCTCACCATTTTTGGCGTCAAGGTAATAGTCGGTTCCGGCAGTAAGCGTTTGAGTATAGCCGTTGCCCTGATTGACCGACACGCTCGTTACGCTAATTACCGGCCAGCGAGTTAAACGAAGAGGGGCCACAACCCCAGGCACCTGATACGGATAGGCATCTGATTGCAGCCAGATTTGATCCTGCACCGTCTCAGGCGGAAAAACTCGGTTACAATAATTAGAAAAAGCCGCCGAGCCACGAGTAATTGCCCGGCCAATCCAGACGTCTTGGCTTGTGTCGGAGTCAGGAATACCTAGCTCGTTTTTGACCACTTCTAGCGTTGTTAAATCGTATGGATTGGCTACGGTGGTGCCTTCGGCAGTCATAGCTCCCGTGGCGGGCGTAACAACAGTAGTTGTGATCGTCTGGCGCATTAGTTAGTCATCACCGCGCACTGCTTATTGGCGGTGCCCACAACGGTAAAAGGCCCGCTGGTGAAAAAGCCGGTGACATAGCTGTTGAACACCCCGCCCGCCGCGCCCGCAGAGCCCGCAGGAGCCAGAGAGATTGTGCCGCTAGTGCTGGTGCCATCGGAAGCTTTCACGGCGGGCAAAACAATCGTCAGTGCCGTGGTGTCGAGGTTCTGCACATAAATGCCCTGACGGTAGGGCTCGGCGGTTACCGTGATAGTTCCGCCCGCAGACGTAGTGCCCGCCCCGTTCGTCCAGTCCGTAGGGACCGCCTTACCCTGCATCATTACTTTTTACCCCTTACTTTTGTGAGGTATTCGCCAGTCAGCTTCAGCAGACCGGGCTTGTCGGGCACTTCGCCTTGGCCACGAACGTAGCTAACTGCGTCCTTGCCTTCGCCACTCGCCACAATACTGTCGGCCACCGCATCTGGCAAGGGGACTCTATCCCCGCTGCGCCAGGGCCGCATGTCTTTAGTTAGAGTTACCATTTTCATTGGGTGCCTCAAAAATTTCTGTGATGGAGCCCGAATAGGAATGCGAACCTACGTGAGTCAGCGCAATCTCAGGGTCAATCCAAACACTATTGCCTAGACTACGCCACGTATTGCAAAAATGATAGTCCTCGCCTACGCACTCGCCGTTAGGGCCATCAGCAAAGCGAAAATAATCATAAAACTGCTCGCCTACCCGTTCCGACATATGCGCGAGGGGGCGGCGTTTACGGTGGGGTTCAGCGGCAGCGATCTTTTCAAAAGCTGAACGATCAATTTTAAGAAAGCCTGTTCCTACGCCGCCCACTTTGATCGCCCCGTGCGCGTCTGTTTCAAGGTCCTGGCCTTCAAACCAAGCGCACCACACGTTAGGGTCGGAGTTAGGCTTGTCAGTGCGCTTACGCCCGACCGCACCAATAACTTCGTGTTCCGAGGCCAGGAGGCGCAGCACGTCGTTAGGCACCCAGCCCATGTCGCTGTCGATAAACAACATCGTAGAGCAATCAGAAGCCATAAACTCGGCTACAAGCTCGTTACGAGCGCGAGGAAGGTTAGAGTTGCCGATAACCATCTGGCACCGGTGATGCGCGCCAAAACGATCAAGCGTAATAGCGGTGTCCACCAAAGCCCGCACATACTGCCATGCGCAGTCCCTATAAACCGGCGTGCAGATCATCACAGAGGAACGATTAGCCCGGCTCATACGCCGGGCGTTTGGCTCTCGTGTGATAACCTGCTCCGCTTTAGCTACCGCTTCTTCAAGGCCCCCGTTTCTCAGCCATTCGTTAAAAACTCCCCTATCTTCGTCAAAACTGTCGTAAGCGATTTTGTAGGTCTTATCTTCCGGGGCTTTCCCGTTCGCTGCGTGGTTGTGTTCGACCAGAATGTTATTATGAAACGTCCAGTTTCCAAGCTTCCGGCCTAAGCGTTCCCACACATCGTCGCAGAAAGAATGCTTAGACCCCTTCAGTGCCCAGAACCCAATCGCCCGGAGTAAATCCCCGCCAAATACCACCGCGCCGTGCATGCGCGGTCCCGAATTGAAGTTATCCGCGCTGTTAGCGAATCCATCTTTGCCTGCCGAGGCCACGAGAGTAGTGTCCCAGCCACGGGAACGCACAACAGAATCGTCTGAGATAAATCCATACCATTCCTCCGAGTACCACCGGCTCAGGGCGTAGTTGAGCACGGCGCATACACCGACTCTATCGCTCAGCTTGTGGAGGTGCCAGCCCTCGGGCAGACGGAGCGTGTCGTAACGCGGATCGGGGTCGCCGTCCACAATAACAACACCGGACGTAGAAACGCCCGACTCAAATAATGAGTCGAGCGTTTGTTGGCATCGCTCAGGACGCCCATAAGTCGGGAGAACCCACATACCCTACAATTAGGTAGGCGAGGCCAGTCTGTCAAACCCTGCGAAGAAGCCCGTCGAAATTAAAGTGACGGTATCGGTGCCAATAGCGCTCAGCGTCGGGACCGTCAACAGGCGAACGTAGCGATATGCGCCCGTAAGGTTGACGTTAAAAGCCACCTGGCCTTGCACCGCGCCACCGCCGCTCGGGCCAGTAGCAGCCACGACAGCCGCCGAAGTGGCGAAGTCGGTAAAGGTGCTGTTATTCGTGCTGTGCTGAAGATCAAACGTCACCGACAGCGTCTTGCCACTCTGCAACGTAGTGTCAAACAGCGCGGCAAACTCCGCAGAACGAGGCAGGGAGCCGCCAGAGAAGCCGCCACGGTCAATCGTCACGCCCGTAATGGTGGCGGTCGCACCGGCAGTCTGCGCGCCCGTGCCCGCAGGAGACATGCGGCGGGTCGTGCCCTCCGCACCAATATTCGTAACGTAAACAATATCAGCCATGGATTCCTCCGAAAGTGATGGTCAGGGACTTTCGTCCCCGACCTTTTTAACCTACCCGCGCCTCAATTACGAGATAGCGGGAGCCCAGCGAACAAACTGCGCGACAGCCACAGACGCATCATGGCGAATTTGGAAGTCGTGCTCAGCAATAGCGCGGATCAGCGTTTGGTCATTGCTGAAAGCGCTCTGCGTAGCGCCGCTGGCATCGATATAGGTGCCGTCGCGGGACACAGCCAATTCAAGCTGCATCGAATCAAGGATCATCGTCTCGGACATTTCCGCGAGGAAGATGAACGAGCAATCCTGATTAGTGCCGGTCGCATCCCAGATGTTAATCGGAATCTGGGTGCTGCAACGGAACGGATAACCCAGCAGCTTGCCCTGGTTAATTTCGTCACGATACACGTAAACGCCCAGGCTGTTCTGCACATTGTACAAGTAGTTCTTCGTCCGAGGATGGAAGAACCAAACGCGCTTAATGTCCGGAACGTTTGCGGTATCCAGCTTGTTCATCAAGCCGCCGAGTTCCTGAGCGGCGGTGGACAGCGTGTAGGTGCCGTTCGAGGTAATCCAGTTGCCGCCAGAAGCCGCAGTGGAGTTAGCGCCCGTGTTCCACACGCCCGCCGTGCCGCCGTTGGCGGTGGCGTAGCCGTTGGCAAAGGACGTATAGCCGCGCGGCGTATTCTGCGTGCCGTCGCCCAGCAAGAAAGCGAGGTCTTCGCGCAAGGCGATGATCTTAACCAAGTCGTCTCGCACGAAAGCGTCAACCGCCGGATCGGCGTAGCGCATCATGTCGTTAGTCACCGGAACCAGCGCGGTCAGCTTCTTGTAGCTGGCCACAATCTGATTCAGGGTTTGCTGAGACGAACCAATCGTAACCAGTTCGTTACCGTAGGACGCGGTGGCCGCAGACGCCTGACCCGGCAGAGTCATGGTGCCGCGCGGCATCGGGAGCACACGGGGACCGGCATTACGAACCTGCGCCATAGGACGCAACAGTTCGATAATCTCGTTCATGTAGTCGGGCGGAATGATGAAACCACCGGCAGAGCCCGTGGAAGCGTTCAGCGCACGAGTAACAGGGTGGTTTTCGCCATAAAGCTCGGCAGCCTCGACGCGAGACGCGCGCAGATTACCGTTGCCCAGGCCGACCATCTTAGCGATGCCGCCGAGAACCAGAGTGCGGTCCTTAACGTAACGATCATTTTCCACAGTGGCGGGCACCGTAGACGACTGACCAGCAACCGGCTGAGCGGAAGCGGCGGACATTTCGCGCGCCTTGCTAACGCGCTCAATCTGGCCATCAAGCGACTTAATCTCGGTTTCCAGCGCGGAAAAACGAGCTTCCTGCTCGGTCGTCAGCGTGGCGCTTTCCGCCAAGCTAGCGAACTCCGTGTAAGCCTTTTCACGCTGATTGCGGAGGTCCGCTACTTTAATAGTCATGGAAGCTAGGCTCCTTCAAGTGGGATTGTGGCCTGTCGTCTCGACGGTCACTAAGTCAGCCTTGCCCAAGGGCCGATTTGGGCTAGTAGCGAACCTTAAGCTCTCGAAACTTTGAGCATTCGGGCACGCTGCATACGTTGCTCTTTTGTAAGCGGGGTGTCAATACCCTTCTTAGAGGTAGTGCCTTCCTCTCCGATTACACCGTCGCTGTCGGTGGTGCGAATGTTTTCGTCCTGAGTAGAACTGCCTTCTTCAGGCATTAGCTCAGCCATGGATTTCATGCACTTGCTGTGCATCATCAGCGCGCCGCTTAGTGCTTCGTGGCTATCCATAGCGCTGCGAATTACCGGTGCGGCGTCACCGGGAACGACCCCGGGAGTCGCGGCGGCCTTGGTCATGCCTTCCGGCATGCACATTTCTTCCATGTCTTTCATGCACTTGGCATGAACTTTGTGCATCGCCATGACAGCGTTATGCGTGTCCATTGCGTCACCGATTTTTTCGGCGGTGGCTTTGGAAACGGCACGTCCTGCCTTGGACACAACTACGCCTGCGCGGAACTTGCGGATCGCCGGGTTAGTGGACTTACCGGTGCCGTCTGGTACTTCTACGTCCGCGTGCGCATCTACCTGGGCGAGCATTTCGCCCACTTCTTCCTGCGTCATGGCCAGAAGCGCTTCGCCTGCCATGTGGATAAGCTCAGCCAGCTTGCCCGGAAGCTCGCTATCGTCGCCCTCCATTTCCTTTTCCCAAACGGATTCACAGTGCATCCATCCAAGCTCGTTAAGCAACTGCGCGAAATCGCCTACTTGATACAGACCCTTGAAAGCCAGCTTCGGGAGTTCTTTGGCCATAACTTTTACCTCGGGGGAAGCGCCCTCTTGGGCTTTTGATTTTTCCGTTACCCGGGCGTCAGAATTAGCCGGGATCGACACCACACTCAATTCAAACAGAACGCTCTTGTTATAACGCTGCGGCCCGCGAGGGCGGGAAGGATCGATGGGGGTGGCGTCTTCGGGTTGAAAACCGATAGAGAACGATTTAACCACCCCTTCTTTAATAAGAGCGTAGGCTTCTTTGGCTTTTTGACTGGCGTTAACCGCAATCTTGACGGTGCCGCAGAGTTTGCCGCCGACCACACCTATTTCCGTTACCGTTCCAATCGGGTGTAGGGGGTCATGGTTCCATAACAAAATAGGATTCTGCATAAACTGAGTAAGGTCAATGCCTTCTTGCAGAACCACGTCACCCATTTCGTCTACATTAGGAGACGAAAAGACACCTTTGACCACGCCTTCTTCAAGCGCTTCAAGGCCACCCGGGGCGGTAAGAAGTTTACGAACCAGAGACATACCGGTTATTCCTATCAGAACGCTTTTTACTGCGCAATACCGCGCCGCAATCTATCTGAAGGCGAGGCCATTACGCATTCTACCTTGTCCACCCGGTAGTTAGGGTGCGCGTCATGAAACACCGCAATAAGACGAGTTGCTTCCGTATCACAAGCTGTTTCTGTTTCGATATATTCTGTTACGCGATCGGTTTTACCTGAATGCAAGTTTAACATGAATATGACGAGCAAGAATTTCATTAGCTTTGATCCGGTGTGTCGTTATCGTCCACTGGTTTTGATCCGGGCTGCTCGCCGCCCGTAGATAATCCCGGGTTCGGTGCGTTGCCGCCCGCTGGCCTGCCGCCCCCGTCCGCTCCGGTGCCCGTCATATCCGAGCCTAGGGCCGCCGTGTTAGAAGGCACCAGCAGTTCGTCCGCCATCGGTGCGTCTTTGGGCGGCAGCCCTTCGGCCTTGCGCGCCTCGTTCGGCGTCAAAATACCCGAGGTAACGCCGATGCGATAAGTATTGTAGCGGGTAAGAATGTCTGCGCGTAACAGGCGGCTAATGTCGAACTCAACGCCCAGGCCCTCGTCTTGCAGGCCAAGGCTTTTAGCCAAGATTGCTTCCCATCTGTCGAGGTCTGGGGCCACTGTGTTGTTTGCATAGTCTTGATCCTGTTGCGGAATGTTCATAGACGCTGCACGGTCGGCCACCGCGACCTTGTGCGGGGGCACACGGAAAAAACGGCAAACGTCCAGCACGGACATTTCCCGTTGAGCAATGAACTGAAGGTCAACCGAGCTAAGTTGAAGCTGCTTCCATTGGATGCCGTCTTCCAGCACGGCGGTCCCGCCGACGTTCTGGATGCCTCCCACAAAGTCTTGCCACGCCTGTTTAAGGCGGTTGGCCGCTTCGGCGGTCAGAACCTTGTCCGACATAAGGACGCCAGACGGGCGGGCACCGTTACCCACCCAGCGGCTAGCCTGCTGGCTCAGGCCCATATCTAGGCCGATGGTGTCGCGGGCTAGGCCGATGGTAGAGACGGCCACCAGGGCGTTAAACGACAAACCCCGGATATGCAGAATGTCTTCCGATGGGATGGCCACCGGAAACGGCTCTAGCATGGCGGTCTGCCATAGACCGATACGATTGACGTTATAGAACCAAGAGCCGTCAGCGGCTTCTAGGACCATAACAGCGTCTGGATTGATCGGAATCAGACGGATAGGGTCGCCCTTGCTGTTGCGAATGATCGCGGCATAGGCGTTACCCCGAAGCAGATAACCCGTGTGCATCTGCTCGACAAACTCGAACCATGTCTGAGGAAGGTTGGGGTTTTCAAATAGTTTTGCTACCGGATGGTCTTTGACGTAGACCTTAGTTCCGTCAGCTTGCATTTTATACAGTTTGGGAGCGCAACGAGCTACGTCTAACGCACGACGAGTAACACAGGCGTAGACGGTGGGGACCGTCATCGCTGTGGACTGGCTGATTTGCAAGCCGCTGGCGGAAGACACCGACCCTAGAGGCGGTATCATACCGTAAGATGGAACAGAAGCGCTGCTACGTGTTACGGTGGGGGCGAAGCCGCGCGCTACGCGATCAAATAGACCCACTAAACCCTGCCTTTGTTACGTCTGCTCCGACCGCGCCATAAGGAACGCGACACCTGCAAGCAGCACCCCGGCGACGATAAAGCCAGCGGGAGGGTAAGTCAACCACGCACCGTAAGAAATACTAGCCATACCAGCAAGCCCGGTTAAGTCTCGTAACAAAACAAGAAACATTGACCAAACCGAACCAATAAACCGTCCAAACTTTTTCATGCTTACTCCTAGTTTGGTGCCCGTGGAGGGACTTGAACCCCCACTCCGAAAAAGCGGAGCTTAAATCCGCTGCGTCTACCAATTCCGCCACACGGGCTCTCTGGTTCCGGGGGCTGGATTTGAACCAACATAACAAAGACCAAAGCCTTGTGTCCTACCATTAGACGACCCCGGAATATCTGGACCCCCAGACAGGACTCGAACCTGCATCCTCCGAACTAGAAAATCAGCGCTCGCCCAGTTGAGCTACTGAGGGTAAGCTGGCGTCCCTTGCAGGAGTCGAACCTACGTTTGCCCCCTGAGAAGGGGCTGTCCTAAGCCGCTAGACGAAAGGGACTAACTTGGAGCCCGGGGCGGGACTTGAACCCGCAACCTGCGGTTTACAAAACCGCTACTCTGCCATTGAGCTACCCAGGGCGTATTCGGTCGGTTGCAAGTATGGACCCATGCAACCGGAGGCCCGACGAGCCCCTTGTCAAAAAGCGGGTTCAGAGGGGAACTGTGCAAACCTCTGAACCCAAAGACCGTATCCGCCCACACGCCGACACGGCCTAACTTTGGCGCACGGGGTTGTCGAAGTCCCGCCGCCTATCCCTCCCTCACATATGGGGGAGGGACTACCCGGGTGGAGTCAGGCCCGGGTCGTGTTGGTGGCGGGAACCGGATTTGAACCGGTAACCAAGTCGTTATGAGCGACCCGCTCTGCCTGATTGAGCTATCCCGCGTTTATATGGCTGGCAAGGTAGGACTCGAACCTACGATGGGCACATTAACAGTGTGCTGCTTTACCGACTAAGCTACTTGCCAAAGTTTAATCCGTCTCTCCGGATTGCCGCACCACTTTCATCCCTGGTAGGTGTCACCCCCTCTCTAGGCACGTTAGATCATATAAGACGGTTTAGTGCGTTTACAAGAGGGTCGGCTAACTTTTTGGGGGGCAGGGAAAGAATTTGCACTTTCACAGTTTACCGGCGGTTTTACAGACCGTTGGGCTCACTCATGCCCAGCCTGCCCCTTCAACACATATAGAGCGGTTGCGGTGTGCTTCAACCCCCGGCCTTGCAAGTTATTTCCGGCGTATAGACCGGGTTGACCAGAGGGTTCCAAGGATGCGGGGTATAAGGCACCGCAGGGGAAGGATTAGGCGGATAGACCGGCAGCGGGTTCGTAGGCGGCAAAAGAATAGGCATTGGATAAGGCTTACTTGCCTTCAAACCAGCTTTGAAGCCTTTGTCGAAACCGGTGGAAAAACCACGCTCGTAATCTGTTTCGTCTGCCATGACTTTATAACCTACAAAAAATAGTAACAACTCGGAACCGGTGGTTGGTGCTTTTTACCATGCCCACTACGCCTTCAATACGAAACGTATCCTTGCGGTACATCGGCAACACTTGATCCAGCCATACGACGTGAGCGCCGCTCTGCAAACGGCTTAAAGCCGCCATGACTTTGTTACGTTTCACCATAGTTGTTTGGTAGTGCTCGCAATCTTCTACGCTGTAAGGCGGATCGGCCAGCACCAGATCATAATTCTCTAGGGGCACCGCCAACAAGCTCTGGGCATCGTCAACGTAAGTAGCGCCTAGCTCGCCGTTAATGTCTACCGTATCGCCCGGCAGCACAGATTGATCTACCCGACCGCTAAACAAGTGCAGCACTGAGCTTTTGTCGGGAAAAAGCGCTTTTACCCGGCGAAGATAGCCCGCCGGGTAACCACCATAGTAGCCCGACTTAACCCGGTAATCTTGGCCCATAATCCACGTTCCGACGATCCGCCCGTCTTCTGAAACAAACAGAGAACGCGGGTAGTCAGTTGTGGCAACATAGCTATCAACTCGATCTTGTAGGTTCACGACGTTTCCTTTTTATAACGGCGATGCTCTTTCAGCAAAGCGGCAATCGCGGCTTCTTCGGTTTCCTCCATCTGCCGCCAATCTGTTAGCTTGTGATGCCACCGAAAGCCCGGGCCACGAGGATACAACTCGCCTACCAAACAAGGTCGCCCTTCGGCGTCTTCCTCGTATAGCAGCCAAAACGTATCTTCGTATTCTTCAAGCTTTATCATATAACTAACAATCCTCGACTCTCATAAGGCGACCGAACCGGTCCGGTGTCCAAGGTGGCCCGGCCTACGCACATAATCAAGGCTACCGGACTATCGATTTTCTTACTTTCCTGTTCTTTTACCGGGTACACGTTGTCCTTGTTGTCCCGGCGCGACACCACGTTGCCAATTTGCCACGTCATAGGGTCCGAGGCACCGCAGTTATGGTGCAGCTTTCCGCCGATGATCCACGAGTCCAGCGTCTTCATAGGGTCCGACATGGTTTGAATCGTCTGGCGATACTCCACCATGTTGACGCCCTGCTCCATAAGGCGCGTGGCAACGTACGTGGCCTGGAACGGATCGTAGCAGCAATCCGCCACCGCAAACTTTTTACAGGCGTCCAGCACATCCTCTTCTATCCGGCTGTAGTCGATGATGTTGCCATCCGTTACGTCCAGCAAGCCCTCTTCGCGCCATTGCTGATAGTGCGCGTTTTTTGGGTCTTCTACTGTAAACTCTGGCAGATAAACCTTGCCGTAGCGAGCATAGTGACCGTCTCCGAGCGGGAACAGCATTTCCAGGGCGGCCAAGTCCACCTTGGAGGCCAAGTCAAGAGCGATCCAGCACCGCATACCACGCATAGACTCTAACGGTGGGGCTGCGGGACATTTAGCCCAAGACTCTACGTTGAAATAGGCTTGGCGGCTGTTAACCCACATATTCAGGTGCTTTGTCTTGAACCGGCCCTGGTCGCGCGGGTTGCGAATAGCCGCCTGCTGCATGTCAAGCAGGTATTCTTCACCCACCGACACACCCATGTTAGGGTTTGCTTTGCGTAGCGAAGCAGGATCGGCCCAATCGTCTGCCGGAAAGCTTACTTTAAGACCGGATTCGGTCCATTCTGCTGCCTGTGTTTTGCAAATATTCCAATGCCGCTCTGACGCCCTCTTCGCTATCTCCAAGAAAGCCAATCGCCGCGTTGCACTGCCTGCAAAGCAGTCCCCTAACATTTCCTCCGCTGTGGCAGTGATCCACGCAAAGGTCTTTTTCCATTTTGCAGACGGGGCATCTTCCTTGACATTCCGAGTGTAACTTGTCGTATTGCTCAGAAGTAAGTCCGTATTTTCTAAGTCTGGCTCTTTCCCTAACGTATTCTCGATTGCCTTGCCTCCAACGCTCCGAATTGTTGTGTACGGCGTCTGGCTTCTCGTCGGCGTATTTTCGCCTAGCAAGTCTGAGATTTTCTTTTCGGGTCGGGCTTGTTCTAAGTAACTCTTTGTCGTAGCAATATTTGCAGAGTCCTTTGACCTTAGCGAGTCTGTCCGGGTGGTTGGGACAAGTGGGTTTGCCTTCGTCTGATTGCGCAGCGTGACAGCTTTTTCCTGACATATCTCTAACCAAGTGTCCTTTAGCCATTGCTCGTCTAACTGAGCACCATTGTCTACTAAAAATTTTAGCGCTTCTACCCCAGACAAATGAGCGTCGTAAGGCGCGGAGTCAAGCGTGTATATAAGGGCAAACGATCTTTCATCTTCTATAGCCCCAGACAAAACATCTTGCATAACAAGTTGTTTGTTATAGCAAGGGCCTGCAAGATTATCACCAGCAGTAGTAATAATCCACAAAATAGGTTGGTCACGAGCGCCCATGCCTGTGATCATTGTGTCGTGGGCTTCAGAAGTATCGTGCTGGTGATACTCGTCAATCGCAGCAAAACTAGGGCTAGAACCATCCCCCGGCTTGCCAATAACAGGCTCAAACTTGCTGTTAGTTGCTGGTATGTTAATATTGCTAGCATTAACTCTTATGCCTTTGGCGGCCATCAAGTTAGGGCTATTGGCCACCATAGTTTTAGCGGGATTAAAAACTTCCCATGCTTGTTTTTCAGTGGTGGCGTTACAATAAATCTCTGCGCCGTTTTCGTTGTCGTATGCAAGCATGTAGACGCCAACACCAGCAGTCAACAGAGACTTGCCATTTTTTCTCGGTATCAAAATGAAAACTTCGCGGAACCGTCGAAACCCGGTGCGCCGGTCCACCCAGCCAAACACCGAGCAAATAATGAACGCTTCCCAGGGTTCTAGGTGAATTAGCTCTTTGGACGCCGCCCACTTACCTTTGGTGTGAGGCAGTAGCTCCACCACCTTGCAGGGCCGCTCTGCCTTGACCGGATCAAACACCCAGCGAAAACCGCCTTGCTCTGCCCGCAGCATGTCGTTTTTATGCCGCTGGCAGGCAAGACGGACCCACCTGCAAGCGGGCTCTTTGCCGCTCAGCACGTCTTCTACATACTGAAACGCTTTGGTTACGTTAGGCGTTTTGTCGGTCATGCGCGGCGCTTAGGCGGCTCCGGTGGGGTTGGCGGCTCTTCAGGGCGCAACGATCTGATCGGCGTCAAGTGGCCAGGAACCTTGGTAGGGCTAGGGCCATAATGCTTCTCAATCGTCGCGTAGAGCGCTTTGCGGGCTTCCATTTCAGCCACCGACAAGACAGCGAAGCGAGTCTTAATCAGATGACCTTGTGGGTTCAGCGCGCCGTCTTTGTCGGCTAGATGATTGCCGTGCTCGTCCACCCACTCGCGGTGCTCCACCGCGTCGTAAGCGCGCCACCAGACAACCAGCGCGTCTTCAATCTCAGCGTGCATCGCCAAACGTCCCGGCTGCTTCGTAATTGCCATAAACCCATTGCTCTAGGTTGTTCACGCGATTGACGGTGCTGCTTACAACGTCACCGCAGTAGTCGGACCACCCGCATAAACTTTCGATTTGCTCCGAATGGTCGTTAACAAGCGGGGCGAGCGTGCCAATACGATCCGTCAAAGCGATCACAAGACGTTCAAGATCGGCCACCCTGGCTTCTAGCTTGGCTTTATCCACAACATCGCTGTCGTAATCCATATCACTATCTCCAAGAAGGCGAGTTGCCCGCGCTTCCTCACGGACGCTAACCCAGCCTTTGTCCCACGCTCTATAAGAAGCCGCCTGGGTTTGCGCATCATAAGGGTTACTTTGAATTGAACAGTGGTTTGCAAAAGCCCATTCACCATCTTGGTAGGCTAAACTTTGTTTGACGTTCATATTAGACTCCTATGTTCTTTGGTTTGACGCAGGACGCAAGGAACCTGCGTATATCTGTCTCAGCCTCATCAAACGCCTTATAGGCGGCGTTGGTGGGTTCTAGGCTTGATTCTATCGTTTCAGCCGCTTCGGCCCACCGTAACAAGACTTCCATCAGCTTGCGCGAGCGCCCTGGTTTTGGCGTTCGGTATTGCACGCCCCGGGATATAAGCGGCGCATCGCCTGGGCGCACAGGATCGTCCAGCAGGGATTCCAGCACGTCATCCGCAACCGCGTATAGGTTGGCGCTGGCTTTCGCTAACCCCGCTGTAGCCGCGTCTTTTCGTAGCTCTGCCGTCAAGCTCCCATCCGTCTTATTAGCGTCTCGCAACGCCTCATACGCATTCAACCATAACGACAAAGCTACGCGAAGATCGGCGTTCACCCGTGATCCTCTCCCGAACCCGCAACATAAGCGAGAAGCGTTAGATACCAAAAGAACCCGGTGACGAGCAACCAAAAAGCTCCGTGGATCATAGTTCCTCTCCTATGCAGACTACTGCTATAACAATACATATAACAACAGTCATTAAAACTTGGTTAGTCAAAGGTCCAAGCGGCCCCAACGCAGCGCAAGAAAATGTAGGCCCAAAAACCCATAAAAGCGTCCACCATCCAAGCAAAAGGGTTACTAAAGCCAAACGACAAGCAAGCAAAAAACCCCGATCCAAAACACCCAAACAGAAAAAGAAACAGAAGGCTGACCAGCAGACGAAGGCGAAAACTTGGATTATGATTTTTGCGGGGTGTATGTGCGTATGTCATGTTATATATCCTCAAACTCGTTGTTAGCTTTCTTGTCCATTACTGCGGCAACGCGCATTCTGGCCGCAGGAGTAAGTCCAAACTGAGCCGCAAGCTGAGCAAAACGCCTGCTGGCATCAGCGGCCACACCGACAGCGGGGTGAACTTTATGCACGATTTCTTTGTTTCGGTTTTCGGAAGTGTAATAGATACCTCCGAGGTTGCGTATTTCCTGACGGGCATCGACAATTTCCGCGTAAGTTTCCACCAATTCCGTTAGCATAGGGCCGTCAGCTTCAGTCAACACGCCCATGTTATACAAAATGTCGGCAAAGGTGCCCCAAAGCTTTTGGGCGGTGGGCGACAAGTGCGCGAGACTTTCATCTAGGTCATTATCAAGCGCTTTCAAGATGCAGTCAGGCTTTTTAGGGTCCAACTGCGGCTCGTACGGATTCATCCGGCAAGGCTGCACGGTTCCTTCCAGGCGCTTCAGCGCGGATGGCTTTTTAGGCGGACCCGGCAAAATGACGCTCTCCTGCTTCGTACGCTTTATCGATATTAACAGCAGCGCGAGCTAGCCAATCGTGGCCCAAGAACATATTTCCGCGCGTCCGCGCAATCTCGAAACTTTGTTCAGCTATATTGGCGTGATAAACAGCATCGGCGTTATCATCACTGTGGTTCATTAGGCCGCTCCTGATTCATTAAAAGCTTTGTCCGCTCCACAATCCCACGCTTTTTGCAGCGGGCTGGTTGCATCGTAAGGGCACACGGGAGGGGCAAAACAAAACCGCAAAGCGTCACGGTACGCCTTGTAACCTTCGTCAAACGCCTTACGTTCTGCGTCGGCTCTTGACGCTGCTTGCTTTGCCGACCGTTCGGTCTTGTAAGCCGAGCACCAGTTGCCGCCTTGATAGATAAGCGTTTTGCGTTGTTCTAAAGGTCGCATGTTAAAGCAATCATCTTGTATGTTGGTTAGCATATAGTCCGTTTTCGGTGGGTTTCAATGGCGAATTTAGAAAAAGCGCAAAATATAACGTTTGTCACGCACAACCAGGCACACTGTTGCAAATATGTCACAGTTAACGGGCAACTTGCACGCGGCAAAATTTGACCCAACACCGGTTGCTCGGTTACAGCTATGCGTCAGGCGAAACCCCACCCCTCCATCCATGCGCCAGACGCGGGGCTTGCCTACCTGCGGTTGCAATTTACAACCTGCGGTTGCCGTAGGCTCTGCACCGCAGAGTCATCTGGCATGGTTATTGATTCGTTGCGTGGCACGCGCCTTGCATTGGCATGACCGATTGGTCAGCGTAATAGAAACTTATTCGATTATGCAGGCGGTATGATGTGCTGCGTTAGTGAACAATGGTAAGTTAACCGCGTTAAGGCTGGCGGTGCTGGGGCTGCCTGGGGCGTGCGGTCAGGCCGGTGCTGGGGCTGCCTGGGGCGTGCGGTCAGGCCGGTGCTGGGGCTGCCAGGGGCGTGCGGTCAGGCCGGTGCTGGG